CTACCCGACGCTCTTCCGATCTTGTGCAAAATAGGCGATCATGTATGGGACGGACTGAACGATAGAAAACTTTGCGACAAGGGTTCTCGTTGCGATTCTGTTTCCGCCACTAAATGTGAAAATGAAATTGGCAAATACCGTTTCATCCTTGAGCCGGTGGTCAATATTAAAAACATCTGTTTAGATTGCGCCGCAAAATGGGGCTGTCCTGTAAAATCTAAAACAACTTTCGTTTGCGGCGGATATGCTAAAGAAAAGAAGGAAGCGCATACGAGTTGCGAGGGGTGTGAGAATGAATCAAAAAAGATTTCATGTCGCAACTGTTATGCTCCTGGATTAGACGCTCGCCGCGAGAACTACAAGACCAAGCAACCGCCCCGGCAAGAGGAGTTGAGATTTAGCGTGGGGGAGATAATGCCAATCGTACATTTAATCCTGCACAATTATGAGGGAACGCACCACGAAGACCTTTGCAGGATGATTGAACAGGCATTCACGGAAAGGAGGAGGGAATGAGTAAAGACTTGCGAGACGCAACAGACGCAGATGTTAACAAATTTGAAATTAAATATACCCACTTTGATAAGGACGGCAAACTGCAACAAGGATTGTCGCAAGAAGCGTGTTATCAACTGCGTCCACAAAAGGAGGCGGGGATGAAAACTAGCAAATTATTCGCACGTGATTCATACAAGCTGCGAGGGATGTGTAAACGCCCCTATACACTCTGGCGCGTTGGCTATTGATTTTGATTGTCTATGCTATGGTTGCTACGATCACCTGAGGCCATGTTCAGAGCGTAAGAACTACACGCCCGTCCCACCAGTAACATATACATCCTGCCCGTCTTGCGCCAAACTCCAATCGCAACGGGGGAATTTGAGGGCATTGTTAACTACAATCCAACGGGAAGACAAAGGCCATGGATGTAATGTTTGGGATAAGGAAATTCAAAAAGTCTTGGATGAAAATTGAAGGAGGAAGAGAAATGATTCATATAATTATATTTCTTATGGGTGTTTTGATCGGTTGGGTTATCGGCAACGTGATTGATATGATTAAGCATGATTTAAACGCAACAACAAATAGAAAGGAAGGTAGGAAAAGATGAAAATTATTACCAAAGGAGGAATCATGAAAGGCAAACTTGAAGACGGAACGCCGGTTGAGATTGAGAAGCCGGGGGCGATTGAGCGATGGACGAAGTGGTGGGAGTTTGTAGGGCTTCGGGAAGTAAAAACCGGCGAAATTTATTTGTATAGCGACAACTTATTTACAGCCGCCCGCGACAACGAGCATCGAGGTTTGCAAAAAGAATATTGGATCGCCTCCGAAATCCCCCGCGCTTCCGCTTCGCAACTTGCGACAATCGGGATGCGGGAGCGGGACGGGAGGCCGGTGAAGTGTAAAGAAGGTGATTGCGTGTGGACAAACAGCGATATTCAGCCCATCGCGAATATTATGTTTGCGGCAACAGGATCGGTAATTGGCAAATTCCGCTTTATCCTTGAGCCGATGGGTAAGAAGGAAGTCGCCGGCGATGGATACCGATTACTTGAAGTGGGAGAAACTATTAAAAAGGGTGATGAATTCAAGAGTATCTTTGACTGGACGAAAACAGAAGACGCGGGACAAGTTTTAACCACTTCGACACTTTCTAATTTAACCTATCGCCGCAAGATAACGCAACCGCCCCGGCCAGAGAAGTTGAGGTTTAGCGTTCCTGAAATTATAGATTACTGTATTGAAAGGCAAATAATTCCAGATGACAGACGACAAGGACACATAAACGAATTCAATCACATCGTAGCTGGAATCAAGGCATTCACGGAGAGGAGAAGGGAAAATGGGAACTGAATTAGACGATAAAGGCTACGCGCTCGTTAAAAAGGCGTTGGAAACTAGCATAAAAATGATTGCCGAACTCCAAGAGGATCGCGCCAAACTCCAATCCCAACGTGAGAATTACATGCTCAAGCAACCGCCCCTGCCAGAGAAGTTGAGGTTTAGCGTGGGGGAGATTTGTGAATGGATTGAAGAAAGCTCAGGGTTAAATGCGGATACGGTACATGGGTTAATTGAACATGGCATCAAGTGTCCCTTAAACGGAATCAAGGCATTCACGGAAAGGAGGCAAAAAAATGAATAAAAATATGGCAACCACTTGTTTGATTGAAAAGAAAGAGTTTAAACCGTCCTGCCCCTCCTGCGCACGTAAAGACAAACTAATTGCGGAGCTGTGGGACTACGCAGAAACGGTATGGACGCATGCGCAATATAAAATCAACCATGCCGAGATGGAAGCACGGATTAAACAGGAGGGGATTGAAGTATGACCGCTGACCAATTAAAAACAATTGGCTATGAGAATAAAATCAACCAACTCGAATCCGAGAACGCGCAACTCAAACAACTGCTCGCCGACTTTGTGAAGGATGCCAACAAACAGACGAACGAGATTGTCAGATTGCGCGTGATTATCGAACGTGCAAATAGTATCAATGGCGACATTCGGGTAAAAGAGATTCTCAACGAGGCGGACAAATCACGCTCATAACATTGGTAAAAGAATTTGTCCAGTTGTTTTTGTGACCAACCGTGAAATGACAACGTCTGCAAAGAACTACCATGTTGTTGGTATTATGCGCTAAGGATGGAAATAAATGCTGGCAGTAAATATGATGCACTTCCAGATTGTTTGTAGCCCCACACCACGCGCACGGCGTGATCACTATCCCCCACTCGCTCGTTGACCCGACCGGCCCGGCCAGCACTGGCAGGGCGCACAGCATCAGGATTGACAGTAAGATTTTCACGGAATAATATCTTCTGCTTTCCTTGCATTCCACGGAATCCATCCAAACGCCCTGACCGCCCGCCGCATCCGGCCTGCTGTCCATTTGGACACTCCGACATAAGTGTTGATCTCGTAAAACAGGTTGTCGGCTTCAATCCTTTCAATCGGTCTCCCGCCTATTTTCCGATGGCAATAAAGCCAATCATGAAAAAGCGAACCGATCCCGTAAGGACTTTTGCCATCGCCGGTTTTGGGATATAGCCATCCCAGCCACCACGGAATACTTGCAAAGTCAAAAACAAACCCCTTGCGAGCCGTGCAGATTTCTCCGGACTCCGTGCGATATGATAAATCCTCGGCCAGCATCCATTGATCGCCATCCACGTAATTAACCTGCAACGGGCCGGAAAATCTATTGTCTGGATCGGGAAACGATTTCAGAGAATCAATATCTTGCGTTGCTCGTTTCAATGGAATTTCTTGAAAGTCTTTCATTTCATCACCGCCTTCATTCCGGCTTTGATTATCATGCTAACCACGCTGTCTGTTATGTTTTGGAGTTCAACCAGATTACAGGCCGATTGATAGCCTTCCACCGTGATTGAACTGGGCGGAGTTGTTACCGTGACTTTTGGAACTTGAATCTCTTTAAACAGCGAAGTGGCTGACATTGACCACGCTGGAGTCTTAACGGATAACCGCGCGCACCCAAAACAGAACACCGCAAATGCAATGATGATTATGTTTTTCATGGTTTCCTTTCAAAAATTAACCAACGGCCACGCATGACCGCTGGGGCGTATGACGAATCACGCCATACGGGATGATTTATCCCACATACGACCCAATCCCGGCGCATCCAATGTCTACGGCTCGTTTAGAAATATATGCACCAAATGGTGACGTAGTTGACCAATATTCACCCGCCCAGACCGGCCCGTAAGGTAACAAGGCCTGCAGGTCGGCGATATACCTATCCACGTCCGCTTGAGTGAGATGGAACGGAGGCGTATGAATCTCAAGCCACATCTCCGCACCATTCCCGATAGATTTCAGGTAACCGGAGTTAGCCGACCCGACAATCACGCGCTTGAGCGGCGCGTATTGCTTGCACCAGCGCACCATTTGTTGACATTGCGCCACGGTTAAAACCTCGTCGCTTTCTAAGCACGTCATAAAAGCCACCTGTTCGCTGTTGAACCGGGCATACTGAGCCGCCTGTTCCCTGATGTGCTCTTCCATATTTTCCCACGCGAGGTTTCCGTTGTCGTTTTTAAGGTCTACGATCAAGTGTTTGATGCCGATTGACACCGAATAATTCAGCGCATTGAAAACCTCCGACTGCAATCCAGGGTTGCGAAACATTTTTTCGGCGATGAATAACAACGTGTCCCCGCCATTGCGCCGGATCGCGTCACAAGAAAAGTTACGGTGAGCCGTGGATTCCGATCCATCAATGCAGGCATAATTTAACGACGAATCAACCCCGCCGCTAATGCCCTTGAAAAACATTGAGCATTTCCATTTTGGGAGTTGCTGAATACATGCTTGCGTTGCGTCTTTTATTTCAACCAAAAATTCATTCGGCGATAATCCCGACGCGCTGTCCAAAAATTTATTCGCCAATCCGAGTAACTGCGGCGTAGTAAAATTTGTCTCGCCAGTAATTGTCGGGGAATCAGGAGGATTATCAACGCCAAGTAGTTCAACAACCATGTCGTGTAGTTGTTGTAAAATATCACGCGGGGTTGAATTAAACTGCGCTGCTAACCATGCTCTTGCGTAACCGATCATTTGTGGTGTAGTCAATGATGTCATTTCGATTCCTCCACTAATATTTCCTGCGTTGTTTCGCTTGTCGGTTTTCTGTGATGACAATTCGGGCACCATATTTCTGTCTCATTATCGCCATCGTGGAAAATAAACTCATGCTCACACCGACCGCACTCCCAGTTTGACTGGCCGTTGTACGGTTTTTGAATGAAATATAATCCGGGCAGGTCTTTCAATCTCTCCACCCTGCCGCATTTCGGACAACAGGCGTTTAAACGGTTATGGTCATTGTTCAAATCCAAATAAAACGGCATACCGCACTCGCACATGATCTCCACGAGGCCGGGACCAGTGTTCCAAAGACGGTTGATGATTTTCATGGTTGACCTCTGCGCTCCTGCGTCATCTTCTTGATATCTTTTATGTCAACTTTCATTTCGTTCAGCGTCTCGCGCACGTTGTCATAGCAGGCTTCAATTTTTGTAATCCGCTGTTCCTGTACCTGATTTTGCACGTCCATTTTTTCGGTCAATTTTTTGAGCGTGTCCACGTCGGCTTTATAAGAGCCGATCACAATAAAGCCGGAAAGCAAAACAATCGTTGCGCTCCCGAACGAGCCTATCCATGAAACTGTTTTATTTTTTGATTCGTCCGTCATAAATCACCTTTCCTTTTTACAAATTTGGTTAACCCTGTTAATTATCCACGCGCCCATCAGTAAGTACAGCATCGCGCTCACGCAGATCAGGACTGTGAATATGTTTGTTAATTTACTCATTAAAATCCCCATCCTTCCAGTCGTTTTATCAGACGCCATAAAGCCATTATGATTTTTGAGGAGGTGGTCATGGTTAATATTTGATTCCGTTTGCTTTTTTGTGAGGGCAATATCCATAATATCCCATTGAAAGATTGCAATTATGACATAACACATTAAATCCAACGGGATAATTATTCTTTTTAAGCCATAGATATAAAGTTGTTCCCTGTTTGGTTAATTCCTTTCTGTGCAAATTTCCTTTTCCATTTATGTGATTTATCCCCAAAAACTCAATTTTACTTTCTCCACAACAGGCACATTGAGGATATTTGCCACTATAAGTTTGCAATACGTCAAACCGTATTTTTTGATTATACTTCTTTTGTGCCTTTTGGTTATGATATTTTCCCATCCAACACTTTTTGCATATATTATGTAGTCGTATTCTTTCGCCCCTTACCGAAGAATAAAAATACTCTTTAGTGGCAGGAAATTCCTTTGAACAGTTTTTACATTTTTTCATAACATTAGAATTTAATGATATAATTGAGGACAAGATACGGAGGCATGTTTGGGTGAGATAAGCCTCCGCCACGGGCAGACGTGGTTTCGACAGTATCCGATGGCGTCGTGTTACCGTAAGCCAGATAGTTAGCTCCAAACCCTGTTGAACCTGTTTTTGCGAGGAACGTATGAGAATGAGCCGGCATTTGATTTGTTGTCAGCGTTACATTCTCGTATCCACCCTGTGCGTTTAATCCCGCGAACGACCCGCTCCCTAATCCAACAGCAACACGATTTCGTAAATCCGGCAAGTTCATATTTGTTGTTGCGCCGCCGTATTGAGTGCCGATAACAGCAAATAAATTTGCATAGATAGATGTGCTAACAGCTTGACCTTGACATACAAGCCAACCTGCCGGAGCGTTTGATGATATATACTGCATCACCGCTCCCACTGGCACAACTCCGTTACCCGACAAACCCGTAACCTGCAAACTCACCACGGATGCCGCGTTGGTAAATGTTTTCGGCAAGGCCGCGTTCGCCAATATGTTATTTGCGTTTGTAGCCGCACTCCAATCTGCCGCCGAGATATTTCCAAGCGCGTCCGAGTTCGTGGCGGTCGGAGCGGCTAAGTTAGTAAGTCCTCCGCCGTCGCCCCAATATCCGGCGTTGTTGGACACCGGGCCGGTCATTATGCCGCCTGTTTTTGGCAAAGCATTGTTTGCCACGGTGTTTATGGCGTTAGTGGATGTTTCTGCATTTCCCATTCTTACATTAAGTGCATTAGTTGCTCCCTGCGCTTCAGCCATTTGCGCCGTGGTAGCCGCCCCCACCTGTGCCGGCGTAATGCCGGTTAAATTCGCCCCGTTGCCGTAGATCGGTTTTGTAAACACGTTTGATTCGGGATATATCTGGACAAGATTTGTGCCCCGGTCAGACACGCTCCACTTGGTTTTATCAGCCGCGCCGGATTTCCATGTATAAACATTCGTGTAGGTAATCACGTCAAAAGCTACGGTTACATTGCCGGTCGTAGCACCCTCTGGCGTATAACCACCCTCTATAGTTGTGCCGGGTTTAGACCATTGCGCCGCAGCGCTTCCGTTCGGATTTAGGCAGATCACGCGGGAAGAATACGCATCGGCGTAAGTCGCGTAATAAAGGTTTGTGGAATACCACGCCCGCTCGCCGCCGAAAGCTTCGGTTTCCACGAACGTACCATTGCAAAGCGGATTGGTTGAGCCGGTAACAAGCAGATTGGTGATCGTAGCGGGCGCGTCAGAATACGCCCACGTTATTTGTTGCGTGGCATTGACGCCAGACCAGCCGGAGAGGTCGGCAATGCCCCCGCCGCCTGCCGCGTTTGTGTCCCATGTGATTGCCGCATTGGGGCCCGTGATGGTGACTGCGTTCGCGCTACTCGCCGCTATCGTTGCGCCTGTAATCGTACCAAGATAGGTTTCGTTGGTAATCGCCGCGAGTAATTTTGCATTGTTGGTATAAACAACGGTGTTACTTTTCCCGGCCCAGACGGGATCGGACTCATCGTAATTAGTTATCCACGCCGCATGTGGCAAAACTGTCCATCCGTTTGTTTCTGCTTTATAAACGACAAGATTGCTTACCCCACCCCATACCGGGTCAACCTCGTTGGTCAATGTGCCGGAACCGCCGCCGCCCGACTGGATGCGGGTGAAGGAATAATTTCGGATTTGGGATAATAGGTTGCCGCTCAAATGACAAAACTCTGGCGAGGGAATTTGCGGAAAACCGACGCTGTTCGTGGACAAGGACGCGAGCGCGGCGTAACCGGCGACCATGCCGACCGTACTACTGCCCGACTGTGCAAAAATCACATCCACCGTCATTTTAACTGCACCAGCAGCGACTACGTTAGTTATTCGCCACGCATCGCAATCACCAAGGACTGTTTCCGTAAATACAAGATTTGATATGGCTATATCTGCACCCGTGAATCCAACTACGGACAAGTCTCTAAACTCCCCGACGATCCGATATTGCGTCCCGACGTTCTGCTCGGTATAGGACGAAATATCCATCTCGCCCTGGACAAGCGGTTGGCTGGCAAAGACCACACCTGCCGCCAACATCAAAAATGATGTAAGGATTTTTTTCATGTTAGAATCCAAAACGACAATTAGAAATACAGGCAGTTGGTAATCCCTGAATAATCAGGACATCATAGTTGGAAGTGTCCAGCCGGCAACTTGCACCGGCGATCAATGCGCCCGTATCTTCACGGTACGCAAAGAACATTGCCCCCCATCTGTCCGTCACGCCAGAATTACTCATGTCATTCGTGCCAAGATTAAGATTAAATGTGCTCCCGTTATTTACCCCGTCCCACCGTAGGCGCATGGAAAGTAATCGCGTCCCTGCCGGGATGGTCATTGTAACTGTAGTGCCTACCCTTGCCGCAGTAATATTTGTCGTTGTCGCCAAAACTTCAATCTGCTCGGAAGCTGTCGCCATTGCCACGTATCTATACATAATCCCCCCTATGTTGCTGATTTGAGTCTGCAAAGAGTTGGTTGCCAATCTCAAGGTCGCCGTTTCATTCGTTGCCATTTCCGCGTCTGTGGCGGCTTTGTTCCAAACGGCAGAACTGGCAATAGTGGTTATGAAGCCAGCGTCATTATTAAAATCAGATAGATTTGTGGACACCCCCGGCAGATTATTTATATCCACGCCATTGACGTAGAAAGTCCCGCCGACGTTTATATCCCCGGCCACATTTACATCGCCATTTGTGATTTGCCGGACATACAGGCCGGTTACATCGGACTTGGCCGACCCGTCCCCATCCAGTTTAAGGACAAGGTTTGAGTCCGTGCTTCCTGAATACGTAAAATAATTGCTCGTTGCTCCGGCCGCTGTTTTAGTAAGGGAATATGTTGCAACCGATAGCGTAGACGTGCCTGCGGCAGTGGCTTTCGTAAATCCCCAGGTATAAGTCCGGCCAACAACAAAGTCCGTGACTCCGGTATAGGAAACCGTGGTCAACGATCCGGTATAAGTTCCTTGCGTCAACCCGGAAAGATTCGTTCCCAAAACAGAACGGTCAGCGGTCGTGAGTTCAGGGAAAATATTTCCCAAAACAGTCAAATACCCATTGGTAGCATGATTGCCCCACCCATACGCTGTAGTCCAATTTGACGTATCCGAACTTGTAACATGCGAAGCGACGCTTGTTCCCCATGTGTTAGTTGTCAAATATGCACCGGAAATAGAACTCGCCAAAGCATTAGATGCAATCATTAAATTGGTCATTAGGTTTGTAAAAACTACACCATCGGCCAAGACAAAAGCGTTTGAAGTAATATAAATATCGTTTGTTATTAATGAATCTACTGTCTGCAAAAGAACGTTGGTTGCATTTTGATTGGTTAAGTTAAGAGTAACTTGCGATTGAATTGAAGAATTTGTTGCGTTTTGATTTGTCAGATTACTTGTAATTTGTCCTTGCAAACTCAAATTCGTTGCTGGTTGAGTAGTTATCCTAAATACCTCGTTCGACGTTATCCGACTTTCAAACAACGTATTTGTTGATGTCTGATACGTTGCATTGGAATTAATTTGCGCCAAAAGCAGTAGATTGGTTTCAGATTGAATTACTGCATTGGTAACAATCTGTGCCAACAAAGAAGCGTTAGTATCAACTTGTGTGTCAAATAATCCTTGAAACAATGAATTGCTGTCCGCTTGAAGTCCAAACCAATATTGAAACCAAGCGTTTGTGATTGTTTGCGCTGTATTAAACGCTTGAAATATTGCATTAGTTGCCGCTTGATTCGTCCTGACGGTAGTAATCTGCGCCAATAATAACGCATTAGTAGCAATCTGATTTGTTTGAAAAGACACAAAAGAATTCGTAGAAGCTAATCCTGAAATCTGCGATTGTAACGAAGTGTTTGTTGCGTTCTGATTTGTTAAGTTTGCCGTAATTTGACTTTGCAAAGACGCTGTTGAAGCAAGAAATAAAATATTCGTAGCGTTTTGATTAGTCAAATTGGCCGTAATCTGCGCCTGTAAAGTATTCGTGGCGATAAAGTTTGTAGCTATACTTCCATTGCTTTGTGCCGTATCCCATCCAGAAGTTTTGCCCTTGAGTTCAGTAACATCTGCTGTAATGAGCGCGACTGACGCCGTAGTAGAAAGTGAATTAGTAGTTAAACCGCCCCACGTTCCCGCCCAATTACCGCTATTTGATGTAACCGTATCTGCCTGTGAATGCGTATACGCCGTAGTCCAGTTGCTTGTTTGCGTTGAAGTAATTCCATAAGCCGCGCTTGCAAAGAATACCGGTTCGGCTCCTGCAGCCCACGGGGGAGTACCCAAATTCACAACGGCGTCCCAATTAATTCTTGGACTCAAATTTAAATCACCATAACTGCCGCCAGATGGTGAACGATTAACATGAAGTGTTCCTTGACCAGCAGTAATTTTAGACGCGCCATTTATAAAAAATACCTCAGCAAAAAAATCACCCTTAACAGGAAAAGAATTTGTAACAGCTACGAAAGTTACAATACTACCGCTTAATGTACCGGAAATCGTTTTGCCAGCAGAAGAAGAATCTTTAGTAAAATAATTGAACTGCGGGGTGTAACCAGAAAATCCATTGTAAGGCAATCCATTAGTCAATACCTGAACTGGAAAAGAAGGTGTATTTCCTGCAAATGTAGTATATTCAAACTTAATAGTAGGAGTTGCTAAATCTACAAAAAATCCCGTGTCAGGAGGAGCGGCAAACGCAAAAAAAGTAAAAAAAAGTATAGATAAAATACAACCTATTTTTTTCATATTTCCTTTTTAGATTGATAATAACGCAAAAGACTATCGCTTATTTTTTTACGATGTTCAGGGGTCTTTCGTTGTTCTGTTGTTTCATATACATGACGACGTTTTTCTGACCAAGGTTTTCCTTTCATCGCTAAAGATATTTTTTGACAAGCTTTTTTAGAAAACTTATAACCAGATTTATGATGTTTTCCTTTGCGAAACTCTGAAGTTTTTAAACGACTTATTAAACTTAATGGGCTTTTTAATATTGCTTGAGATGTTTTACGACGATTTTCATCGGAATAATAATATCTTTTTCTAATTTCAGACATTTTGAAACGAGTATCTTCTGAATGTTTATGCCCAACTGTGCCATCACCACCATCGGTTTCGTTAACTAAATCTAATCCTTCATCACGGAAATATTTTATCCAAGCAATTTCCTCTTTACAGCCATCGCCTTCAATTTCGCCAATCAACTGAATTTTCGGTAAATATCCCTTGGAAAATAAAAATCTAATCCAATTACAACGATGATTCTTTACACCGTTTCGTGCCTCAAAAAAATGATGATTCAATCTCGCGGAAAGTGGCTTAACGGTTTTGCCTATATACCGTATTTCTCCGCAATTAGGTTCTACCAAAACATATATTTTTGTCAACGAGGTAATCTCCCTGTTACAGAAAGAGAAAGGGAGGAAGAGAACAGTTTTAATTAGATCAATCGGTATTTAATAACTTTTTTGACTTTGGTATTTGTCTAAAAAACTTTCTCACGTTCCTCCCCAAATCTCATTGAACATTTACGGTTTTGCAAACGTGTCGGTTTCCAACGAGATCGTTGGAGCCGATACTGCCGGGGTTCCATTCTCTACCGTCAACGTATTGATCGGTGTAACCACGTTAGATGTGATACCGGATATAAAGTCACCGGTTTCCAACGCGATAGTTGGAGACGAAACCGCTGGTATCCCGCTTTCAACCGTCAGAGTCGCAATTGCATCAGCAACATACAAGGTAATGTCTGCACTATCCACGACGCAATTAGTCATAATGGAATTGGTAACTACATTTGAACCCGCATCCAGATATACCAAGTCACCGTATTGCGAAGTCAATGTCACCGCAATGGTGGCATTAGTAAGTGCCGTAATCGTAGTGGCTGTTGCCACGTTAGTCACAACCACACCAACACCGCTCAATGCCGCACCACCTACCGTAGCATTAGTTACGGACGGAAGAAACGCAGGAATAACATCTCCTAAAGCATCAACCGTGGTCGCCGTAGCAACATTCGTCACTACCACGCCAACACCACTGAGAGCCGCGCCACTAACCGTGGCATTGGTAACAGACAATCCAGTCGTAGTGGCCGATGCAACACCGCCAGTAGTTATCGAGAAAAACCCACTAATAGTTTTCTCATTAGCCACACCAGACGCATTACCAACAAACACCTTATTACTTGCCAACGGAACCGTCATTGATGCCAACGTAACCGCGCCTTCCGATGTCATCTTGGTGTAAACGTTCGTAGCGTGCATGATATACAAACAATCGTCATCAGTATTCAATACCATATCGCCATTACGTATAGCAACTCCAGCCATATCTGCGGCAGAAGGTGCGGTACCAGAACCTATTGCAACGCGATAAACACGTTGATTGTAAAAATGGTTGTTATAATCAACCGCCCAAGAACATGTACATGCTCCCGCAACCAATGCGATTGTTAAAAATTTAAGTAATTTCTTCGTCATATTTTTCTCCTTGATAAACCACGCCGGGGAAGATTTTATTCTCCCCCGGCATAGTATTTAATCGCTATTGGTTAGTCGTTCCAATTTGATGCTTTGGGAAAGCCCCATTCTACCATAAGTGTCGTACCAGTATTGTGTGTAACGTCCGCACAGGTATCACGTACAACCACTGGGCCTTTACCGAATATCGTAGGCTCATTAAAAGTCGGCCTATTAGGATTCAGTAGGGCAGCAGTAGCCGTAGCAACCGCCGAAGCGAGAGTTATCAGCGCGTTACCATCAAGATCATAAATGGTTCGCGTTACAGTTGGTGTTCCCGAAGTCCCAGGACAACCGGAAATATTCAGAATAGCTACTTGAGCATTGCTGGTTCCACACGGCGCAATACGCAAACTGGTATGTCCAGAAACATTATCGTCAATAAGCAACGCGCCTTGCCACGTATTTTTCAACTGCAACGTACCAGCAGCGGCGGCATACTGATTAACCGATCCGCCAAACTCATCGTTGTACAAACCATTTGATAGTTCGCATTCAAACTCACCTTCGCGCACATCATGCGAGGCAGTAGTAGCCGACCAATTCTTAACTGACGCGACAACATCGCGTAAATTAAGAGTTCCATCAGCAGTAATTACAGTGGCAACATTAGTCACGGCATCCGCCAAGCTGGTGTTACTAACACCAAGCCGAAGAAACGGAACCGCTACCGTACCAACATCCAAAACCGCTGCCGCAAACGCATATTTACCAGTGTATCTAATCCGAACACAGGGAGCAGCTTGCGCCGCTTGTGTAGCTTGCATAATCATAATCGTCTTCCTTTCGTTATGTCCGCTATTAAGCGGCTCTTGTTATTAAACATTTTCTAGCAACGCAATAATAATTGATTCCTTGCTTGCGTCGCCATCTACTTCAACCTTGTTTTTAGCGCACAATTCCTTGAGTTCGCTAATAACCATTTGTTTCAACTCTGCAATCGGGGGCAATTCAACCACGTTATTCAAATCTGGAACTTCCTTGAATGATATTCCATTAGAAGGATGTCCGCGTAACCACTTAATCATATCGGCGTATTTAGGAATGTCCTGAATACGAAAATAAAAATCAATGAATTGAACGCCTATGCTCGGAATATAGTTAGCACTCCCGAGAGATTTATCCATATACCCAGCCTTTTGAAACAACGCGAGTTCCTTGTCCTTACTTCTGAACACAACCCACTTGTCCGGGGATTCAGTTGTGGCGACAGGAGAAACAGTAACATCTTGTTTTTTAGATGTTTCCAGTTCCACTTCCTGCACTTCGCTTTCTCCGTTCCGTTCCAATATAGGTTTTGCCATCTCTATCTCCTTTTTATTAAGCTAGGTGGAGTACACTTTCGTGTAACCCCACCATTGCCTAGTTATTTTCGTTCGTTAGACCGTAATGTCAGAGATAACACCGCGAGTGAAAGGCCCACCAACGTTGTCAATCTTAGCCATCGTTTCCTCATTCTTCACGATCAATGTTCCACCAGCCATCAACGTATTGACGTTATCCATGACCTGCGTCGGGAGTTTGGTGTTCATAATCCACTGCTCGCTCATGCCTTCACGTTCGCGGTACTCCACAAACGAGGGATGAACCAACCGCGCCGAACCAGGAGGCAGTCCGTCATAATCAGGAACAATATGGACAGTACCACCATCAACAGATATGGCTGTAATATTCACGCCTTCAAGAATAGAAGGATAAACATTAGGAACCACATTGCCACGAGCCGTACTCTTGATGCTGGCTGAAACGTTTTTGCCACAGTACAGGAAACGATCACCGGCATCGTTATCAAATACTGGACTAAGAATTTCGTTCCAAAGTTCCCACGTCATCTGACCAATACCAGACAGATCAAAGGCGTGAGTCACAACCTGTTCGTCAAACCCGTTCATCTGATAAAGGTTTCCGCCACCAGAATCGTGAGCCGCAGCCGCTGAAACAACCGTCAAAGCCCGTCTGCCTTTCCAAAGGTCAACATTAATACCTTCACGGAAAGCAAACAGTTCGTTAGCCATTTGTTCACTCATCTTGCCGAAGTTACCAAGCATTACAGAGCTTTCTTGTAACTTGCTCGTACCCACCGCAGAGATGTAATATGAGCAATAGTTATAAGCTTCCACTGGAAGTTTTGCCCTGTAATCCGGCGTGCGTCCACGTTCGGTCAACGCATTACCCATCTTATACAGACGGTCGCCAATACGCATCGCGGCGGCAGTTGTACCATTAAAACCGCGACCATATCCAGTTGTAGCCGCAGTCGAAATGGAAGTTGACGAATCAATAGCATCTAAACGTACCATTTCACCGGTACGCCAGTTAATCAGTTTGTCGCCGGGAACGCAGTTATAAGCATCCGTAACAGTAATAGATGTATCACTTGCGCCAACAGAAGACGAAACGGTTACAAAGTTATTGATCTTTTCCTGTTCGCCGTATTCTACCTTATCCTGTGTGGCAATTCGCCCATGAGGAACCGCAGTCAGAAATTTATAGAACAACGCGCTATAAGGACGTTTGAACGGAATATCGGGATCAATATCACGAACACGAAAGATGCCGCCAGTATTCAGCGCATCTTGACCAGCCGTAGCATCATAAGTGATGAACGGGCCGTTAATGCTTTTTAATTGATAAGACATATTTTTTTCTCCAAAGTATAGCGGCCTGCCTACAGGTGATTATTTGTCTCTCTTAAAGAAATCAACATCAACGCCGCCAACGACCATTTGCTTCTTCGCCTTTGCAAACTTATCGGGCAACGCACCACCAGACGGCACGGCTGCTAAATTGTTTTTTTCACTTTCGTTTTGTTGTTTAAACAAGTCCTTAACTGCCTTCGCAATGGAAGATAGTTGGACTGTATCGCTTTTTCTCTTCTTTAACGTAATAACTGAAGTTTCAACGGGAGCATTAATGCGATAACTACGGACAAATTCGGCTTTTGCCTTATCGCCACCAATTGCTATCGCCTTCTTTAACTCAACGTTTTTAGGGTCATTAAGCACCTCAAGAAGTTTAACCTCTTCATCGTCTGACAAAGATTCAAGTAGTTCGTCATCACTTTCTTCATCAACTTTTGAATTAGATTCATCCTTCTTTTCTGGTTGCCTTTCTAACCTTTCCAGTTTCTTACGCATTTCGCCAATTACATTAGACTGACGCATGAATTCGCTATCAGTCTTGCTTTTGGCTGCGCGCTCTTTCTGGAGCGTCGCCTCGGATTCAGCAATTTTATTTCTAAGACTGCTGGCTTCTTTGGCGGTTTCAATCATAGCGGCTTCGCTTTCAAAACCTGCTATTTCCCATGCTGACTTTCCTTCGTTACCTTTCCCGTCTCCGGGGGCATTAGGGTCAACTTCTTCTGTCATTTTCGTGTCTCCTTTAGGGGCCTTTGGCCGTTCCTATCGTTTCGTATCACTACAAAATAAAAAAGGACATTAACCCGATTTTACTCGGATTAACGTCCTGTGGTTTTTCCTACTAAGGCGTTGTTAAATTATTTAAAAGATTCTATAGTTTGTTTTTCTCTAAAACATCTTTCTATTAAAAACGCCTTTCCTTTTTTAAATTCAACAGAAAACTCAAGTCTTCCCCAGCGTTCTTCAGCATTGGCCTCATCGTATAAAGACATCATACTGCGACCAATAATTTCACGCGGTATCTCCTTATTTTCTTTTTCGTTAGGCATTAGAACAGATTCCGCAATAAATGTCAAGCATTTAATTTAAATTATTTTTTAACCACCGCCCGGAGCCTATTCGCTACCGCTCAAGTCTCATGCGGGTCGTTCGCAATAATAGAAGGAAATAAATCATGGCAATACCGTGTTGTCCTAAATGTGGTCAATATATTTTCGGAATACAGGAAATCGAAATCCTTAATGCAAAGTTCCGTCATAATGTCATTTGTTGCCAAAGTTGCGGTTGCGTAGTTGCGACCGAGGAATTATTAAGCGTGATGTACATGCTTGGCAAGATTGCCGAGAAGCTGGACGTCCAGTTCGACTTGTAATAGGACAAACTCCGGCGGGACAATGCGGATTTAATTTTCCTGTTTTCGTCATAATGTTTTGCATATTTGATCTCCTATTTGTTGTTTCGGACTCGGACATAAATCTGCGAACCATCAAATGGAGCGTACAGGCTACGCCTGCCGCTCATTTATACCGTTCGGAGAAGCAAAATGTTGATAGGAAGTTTGATAGCGTTGCTTATGGTAGTTGTGGCAGTTGCTTTTAAGCTCTCTATAGAAAAGGCCAATTACTTTCGCCGTCTCGACCTTATCGAAAGAGAAAATTCCGACCTTCGGGAAGATAAGATGAAACTTGAGGAGAACAATAGGAAGTCTCAAGCAGAGATTACTCAACAATATATTAAGGAACTTGAAAAATTGAAAAACGAACATAACCGGATACAAAAAAATCTTAAAGAAGAAAACGAATGGTTTCGACGTAAGGTTTATCATCATTGAGGAAATCCTCCGAACAATCCAATAGAGCGTATTGCCTATGGCAAACGCTCATTTATAACGTTACATCCTATTCTTATCGTGTTCAATCTTTTTATCAATCACTTTACCAAGTTCTTCGTTAAGCGCAAGAAATTTCTTTTTAAGTTGATTCAATGATTCTTCCGCACCAGTCATGCCGTCAATGAATCCATTGATTAATGCCAAACATGCACGATGTTTTCCATACTCGCGGTCAAGCGACGGGTTGCCTTCATCAAGAACTTGAATTGCACCAAGATAAAACTCCTTTGCCTTGTTGAACAACGCAAGCAATCTTTCTGCTCCGGCAAACGTGGCAATCGCTTGGAGTTCCTGTTTCTCGGTTATCAAGCGTTTTACTTCCGCAATTTGAATTTCAATCTGTTTTTGATTTTTCAAAATATATCCTTTCATGTTTTATTAAATATTTAATCCACCCATTGCCGTTCCTGCACCACCCGTTATTGTCTGTTCAGGCGGCGCACCTTCAGCACCTTGTGCCGGTTGTTTGCCAGCCTGCGCTTGCATTGCGGCTATATTCTCTTCCGGATTTACGCCTGAAGTCAACTTATTAAACTGCCGTGTATTGCCAACCAATAGAGCAAAGGCCTCTTTAGGATTGACAAATCTGTTCTGAACCGCCCTGTCGTAAATCATTACATTGCGCTGGGCTTCAGCCAACTGATTTGACATCTTATCAACGAAACTCAATTCGACCCTGTACACCTGCCGTATATCATCTCGCGTTATCTCTTCCCAACTCAAGTCATTCTTACCAGTCGTAGGATCATATTTCAATTTTGGCAACATTTGTTTGTCATCGGCCAACATCTGGCAAAGAATGATAGTATTTTCAACAACCGAGGTATACCAACCCTTTTCAAAGTGATCGGCGGTCATCTTTTCGCGTCCGCTTGTAGATTGCCTTAAACTCTCCATTGCGCCAGAACCACCCCGAACCAGTCCGGCAGTACCTTGTCCCTGCAATGATTTAGGTTGCCCAGCGGACGATTCGTTCTTTTCTTCTAGTCTATTTCCAATCTCAAGCAAGAACGGCGGCAATGAAGGCGGTGTAATAAAAGAAACTACGTCGCCCGTTTTATACGCACCAGTAATTTCTGTTCTACCGTAAGGTTGTAAATCGGGTGATTCTCCTGCCTTATACATGGCATCGCGGTTAATAACTTGATGCGGATGTAGGTGCATGGTAACAATGTCCATAATGGCATTGTAAAACGATTCTATCCCTAAAATCATGCTATTACGTGGCCTAATAATACCCGGCGTGAACCACGAATTGCCATCAGGATCAAACGTGGCAACTGTCAAAGGCGAACGTAACGTCTGAATACCACCCTTCTTGTGATAAATTTTGTATTTCCCGCAGGCAAACCAAACGTGTTCTTTCTTACCATAGCAATGTAAAACCGGCACAGAAACAGGCGTATCCTTAGTAGCACCATCGTTCATCATGTCTGGAATAGTTCTATTGTTCCCTGCAATTTGCGCGGCTATTTGACGCGGCGAACGAAGATAGCCGTCCATTGAATTTGTACGAGCGTATTTGATTATTTCATCAGCATCACCAGTAAAGGGGGAATCTGGGTTCAAATCTTTGTTCAACATATCGCGGAAATCTGCTTCTGGATAAAATCGTTCAACAAATGCGCAGGAAACTTCATCGGGATTTTTACCGTCTGGAGTGGGAATGACTTGTCCAAAGGGGATATATGTACATCCTGGAACCATCGTAGCGTTTCCTACACCCATGTTGCGCGTTTTTATTTGTTCGTTTTCGGTAAATACAATTTTCTCTTCTGACGTTGGCGGGGTAACAAACTTAGGTTCTATAATCATGTAGCCTTTGCCAAGTTTAACAGCGTCCTTTAAACACAAATAACCTTCAGTATAAAGGTTCATTACAGTATTCATATTGAACAAAATCCAATCACGCACCGTCCTTGCCTTTTCAAATGTAATGGCTTTAGTTGATGGAATAAGTTCAAAAGGGTTCTCGGAAGCCATAAGATGAAACCATATCGGCGGTAATGCCTGTTCAACCATTTTACGCGCTTCGGCTAGAGAAATATCTGATAAACTAGATGATTCAGGATTAGGCTCCTGATTATAAAGATCAACGTCCGCTTGAGCCAAATCAAAATGCGGCCGGCAATATTTCCACGCTAGTTGAAACAAATTCATGTATTTGTCTAAAAGTTTCTTGTCCGCATCCGACGGTTCTGATTTAATTTTCTTTGCCATATTATTCTCCTTAATGTGAAATCGCCATTTGTCGCAATCCGTAGCGTGAGTCCATTCCTCTGCGTGAGCCGATTACCGGCCTTGTTTCCTTTACACGTCTATTCATTCCCAATATATTAGGAAATAAAATCCCCTTGTCAATATATTCGTCTTCCTTTTGACGTTGACGGTTACATTTTATTTGACTTTTTGCAAGGTCATAAACGTACTCGCTGATACCAAAAGCCACAAGGCAATCGCTACTACCACGCAACGGATGATCAGGTTGTCCCCCTTTGCCGGTTATGCACTCACTTAACTCTTTTAAAAGTTGATAGTGATATATTCCGCTTGCAGTTAAATGATTAGATAACCAAGTTCCAATCAAGTCAAAAGCGTATTTCCTACTGGCACCGCCACGCGAATCAAATCCCAACTTGCTTTGAATCTGCATGGTCTTATAATTCGTAGAAGTATGACGGTACAAATACGGGTAACTCATAATCGTGGTAATAAACACCGCGCCATCCGCACTAACACCAGTTTCGGGCGCAATTAAAGCGCAATTATAATAAACTGCCGCCCAGAGACACGTCCACGCAAACTCCACGTTTCGCATGTGTGATCTCAATGCCGCAACCATGACAGGATCTTTTTCGCCTTCATGCGGTAATCGGCGAACATAGGCAACGCTATAATCAGCGGCATCGTCAGGGTTATCGTTACCCTCGGCTACATCGGCGGACAACCAGTAGGCGGCATTCTGGTTGTATTTCTCATATATTTCCCATACATCATCACCAGCGGCCTCGGCGGGTTCAAATCTCATTTTAATATCAAGAGCATCACGGGCGGTTTCGGGCGTGCTCATTGGGATTATTTTACCCAGCGTATGACGGGGGATGTAGGCTTTTAAAAACTGTTGAGTTACCTCGTAGGTATAATATGGTTTGCCAGCCACATCTGAAAATTGACCAAAAATACGAGATTTTATTTCGTAGTCTTTATACGTTAATAACTTAGCATCAACCTTTTCGCGCGTTTGAAACGGAGAGTCGTATTGCGAACAGGTAAATATCTTAACGGGACTATTCTTGTTTTGAATTGCTGGAAGATAACAATCGTGATAACTCCAATTCAAACCATTGATTGGAGTAAAGCAAAGTCGCAAATATCTACAATGTTCCGTAGATGAAATAAAGTAATCTCTTATTAACGGCTCTTCGTCTAGTATTACCATCCATGCCATCTCGCCTTCTGCTTTTTTGAAGGACTGCTCGTAAGTGATAAGTCTTATCTGTGAGCTAGTTATAAAAGAAAATGTCTTACGAACATAAGACCATCCACCATTGTTTCTTTTACTATCAAGAAAAGATTTAGGAATTAATTCTCGCAATCTTTTTTCCCACATCTTATGGGACACCTCAGCGTAGGAAGCAATCCATATTTGCGCGCCAGTATCGGGTGGTGGTATTTTTGATATAGGATATTTGCCAACACCAATAACATTCCCGCATCCACCATCGGAGCGTTTCCCAAAACGGGCAATATTTTCCGCTGTTACTTTTCGCGGTATTCCAGTATCAACGCCCTTGTCAAATGCAAGAGCTATCGGCACTTTACCAGTAGCCATAATAATTGCTTCTATAAGCAAAGCCCTGCTTTTACCTGTTTGCGAACCAGCGATAGACATCGTATATCCAGGACTTTCAGTAGTATCAAGTAACAATCCGGTTTGAAATGGATTACCAGCAGAATCAAGAGTTACATCATATTTAGACGCAGTATCAATCAACCATTGTGGACGCGGCGAAACGTCAAACGGTTCAAAAAAGTTAAATGCTGTGTCGAACTCTGGACTGGTTTTTGGAAAGTACGGTGTTAAAGGGCGTCCCATAATTATTTCCGTTTGCTAGGTTTCCATCCGTGCTCAATAGCCCTCAATAAACGTAACTGTTTCTTCACGTTGGATTTAGAAGAATGTTTTGCTTTGACACCGTGAGGACTTGTAACCCGATAACCGCCTTTTACTTTTGAAACTTTATACGGCATAGTTTTTCTCCATTTATGGTTTTCGTTTCGCTTATACTATAACCCGTTTAAAATGTCAAGAGAATTATGTAAATTGTTATTGACAAGATAAACGTGATGTGTTATAAGCAAAAGCACAATGAACTATTTTCGGTTTTAACAAAGGATTAACCTATGATACCAGCAGGACTCTTTCTTGAAGAAAACTCCGACCAACTTAACAAACCCGTAGGCACAAGCGATGATGTTTGGAAACGTCAAATATGGCAAAAATTGAATGAGGCCTACCGATCAGTGGCATGTTCTTATCCATGGTCAACACTGAAAAGAACCGTTACGCTTACAGATTCTACGTATATCGTCCCGTCAGATTGCAGGATTATAACCGACGTAAGGGATGATAATAAGCAACCGTATAACTTTATTTCATGGAAAAATCGCAATTCAAAGTTTAACTATAACTGGTATTTTGATAATCCTACATCTACTCCTTTAGCGGAAGGCACAACGTTAAACATTGACGAATATGCCACCGCGCTCTCTTCTACCGCCGAATTTCCGACTACGACCTGTGTTGACGAATTTATACGCATAGGTGCAAATTCAGGAATATATTCTATAGCAACGTGGACAAGTACATCGGCAATGACATTGACAGATCATTTCCGTGGCGATACTTTATCCAGCGCAAAATTTGAAGTGCGCCCACGAGGAACACCAGTATTGGCTTTTTGTGATGCGGCTGGAACAACTATAGAGCCTTCTGGAGTTGAAGTTACATATATAAAATATACCCTCCCTCTATTTACCGAAGAGGACACGCTTGACTTACCGGGATTTGCACCGGCTGTTTCCGTGAAGATGCTTCAGAAACTATTGGCACTTAGCGGGTTCAATCAGGCGGCAGACCGAAAACGGGATGAATATCTTGCGGCCTTATCTGAAATGAAGTCGTCGGAACCGCAAGAACCAATCATGCAGCCGACTACGATGTTCCGCAGGGGATACGGTGGCGCAAATACAGACCACTCCTATATGCGCGGTCTATCGCTTATCAATTCTTAACAACGAGGTAACATTTTGAATATACATCAGATTGACGAAACGCAATGGGTCTGGGATGTGGATGGCCATGCCGTTTCCGGTTTGCTTTCCGACGGAATAATAGTCCGCAAAGTAACTGGCATTAATATTAACGATCTTCCCGAATTGGTTGAAGTTTTACGACTTCGCTCAAGCGTTAAAAATCCTGATGATAAAAAACGTTATAGAACCATTGATAAACCGATGGTTGGCGGGAAAGAACAGGACGGAACATGGTACAGTGTAAATGTTAAAAGCATTGATGGGATTCATAATCCGGGACGTGGTTTAAATCCTGCCGGCACTATTATCCAAACACTTGCATTATGGCAAGGCTCGCTTGACCAAGTATGGACACGAGATACAATCAACCCTTCTTTTGCCGCAGAAAGTATAACAGAAACATTTACGCACATACCTCTTGCCGCCATGGATGCTTATAAGGCTACTCTTGCCGTGGCCGATTCTGGATATAAAGTCGCATCTATCCGCGATAAAATATACGAAGATGGTTACGGTGATCTTGTCCAAACACAGGAAAAACTATTCGGCGAAACTATTTCGGCAACTAATGGAATAGATACTAATGCAGAATATTTACCATTGCTTACTGGGGGAGTTTTTAGAACTACGGCTTGGATTGGAGTTTCGGATGATGATTTAGAAACAGCAATGACTACGCTCGCTACCCCGCCATCAGGGTATTTTGTTCGCACATTAGCTAATAATTATAACGGTACTGGATCGTGTACAATCGTAAGAACTATGGGGCCTGAAGGGCCGTTTGATGCCACAGCGCAAGCAGTTCAATTCCCAGGATTTGACGATGAACGCAGAACGTATTGGCACGCCGGATTGAACGCAACGCAAGCAACAGCAAAATATACAGAACTTAAAACCACCTGCGATGCCGGATATAAAGTTGATTTAGTTGAAGTGCGCGAATACAGATGGGAAACCGTTCTGGTTATCCAGAATATATCTAAACTTAATCTTACTTTAACAGGGACTGTTAATCAAACAGATTATACCAAGACGTTTGGATTGGTTAACATTGCCACTACTTTCTATCCTAATATCGCGCATGATAGTATTGCCGCATTAAAAGAAACAATACTTGATGATACTACGAAATTAGTTTTGAGATTATATGACGATGATACTGGGCAGGGCAAGGCAAACGTTACTTGCGTATGGAGGTCAAAAGAATCCGCACCAACGGCCTTGGGGGCAATCCGGTCAACTAAACCATCAGCCTTCCATCCTACTACTCAAGAACGTGTATGGATAAATGTAAATTTGGAAGATGCTGATTCGTTAAAAGATGCTGTTGCAGCCGCATTAGCTGGAACCGGAACGTATGCCAAAAACACAAATGATACGGTTGTAGCTGCAACTGGCGATGACGCTGGTGATAAAACTGGAATTATACGGCAACAAGTATTACAAGATATTTCATCGTATGTTCCAGCGGATTACGCAACATGGGATCAAGTTAATCCTCACGGGTTAAGACAAGGCGGGATGCTTGCTTATGTGCGCGAATACCCGGAAGTGCCTTATAATACGGCGGCGTTGGCATTGATTGCGTCAACGTTATACGTGTGGATGATAGACGGAACCCCGCCTGCTGGGGGAGTAGCCACTGGTTATCCTCCCGGAGAAAAACACGGTAAAGTTCAGGTTAGTTTAAATGCAAACGGAACGTTAAACATACGTGCTTTTAAGGAATGCAAGCCAGATTGGAATAACACTACTCCAACTTATAATAAAACCAACGTTCGTAATCCCGGCGCAATCGGACAACAAGAAACATTCCAAGCTACAGGAGTTCCGGTTGCAAGTGCTCCCGCAATAGTTGCCGGAGCCGCGGCTTCGTCTGCTGATTATCAACTTGATAGTAGTCAATTTATAGAACGTGGTAACGGTGAAGCGGTTATTGAATCTACGCAAACCTTAAAAGACGAAACCGCCGTTATCGTTCGCAATATTCCTGCTAGAGGTTCGCAACGGGAAATGACAGAGAGAATATGGCCTTTAGTTAAACACACTAATTTTGCAACAATTTGTGCTACTGCATTAACTACGGGAGTTTCAGTTACCGATTCTGGTTATCCCAACAACATTCTTGATTATATTCAGGCCGATCTCCTTCCGAATGGTATGTGGCGAATATCTACGATGGTGGTTAAGTGTCCCAAAACTACATTGATAGATGCTGTTCCGATTGCTTGTAATGATGATAATGATGTTACTTTAACGCAGGTTCAAGACGCGACAAGTGTTCCTGATATTTATAATGCGTCCCCAACATCTGTACGTCTTGCATCACTTGAAAAAAATAGATACGGTAGATACGATTATACCAAGATAACTACTACGCACAAATCTCCGGTGTCTGCTGGTTCTAGTTATGGATGGACTACGGTTGGAGAAACATATTGGTTGCCGCACGTATATAACACCGACGGAACTCTTTTCCAGTTATTACAATATCAACGAACATATACGCACACGATTACTTTTCACACAACCGCGACATCTGCCGCAAGTGCTATAACCGGAGGATATGAGGGTAGCAATGTAAATCAAATATCACCTTATATCTGGCAAGCACATAAAATAGTTCAATCAGCGACTCAAGTTGGTTATCTTAATACATCATTATCTTCTTACTAAAATGAACGAAGAAAATACAGAGAAGCAAAACGCACAAAAAAAACTTGACGATCAAGAAGCCAAGCGACTTGCCGATGAAAAATGGGCGGCTGAAAAAACCAAACAACTTGCCAACGACGGCAAGAAAGAGGAAGAAAACCGCAAGTTGCTTGAGTTCATTATGAAAGAAGCCGAAGCCAACAAAAAGGCTAAAGCCCAACAGTCGCAATCTTCCAATGAACAGCCGCTAGAATCACCTTTTCAAATACAAAAACCGCAAGAAGAAATAAACAATACTAACGTTAATCCTACGTTACCTATTGTTGACGGTAAAAAAATTATACCTCAACCAATAGAGTTTAATCGTGTTCCAAATCCCCTTGAAAACATTGGTAACATTTTAAAAAATACTAAAGACAATTTGATTCCAGATGGTAAAGATAAACCTTCTGACATTATTTCTAAAGCAATAGTAGAAACGGCGGCAAAATTATCACGCTTATTTGTTTCCCGTGACGAAGTGCGCCAGATAGCAAAAGATGCCAATCCAACTGATGCTGTTCCGCAAACATGGCTAACAAAAACCATTGCCAGAATTAAATACGGAGCAAGTTATCTTAGTGGTGGTGTGATTGAATTCAAGGCAACCGGCGACGCTTCCATAAGCGTTGATAATACCGTTCATCCGAATACATTGACGATAAATTCTACACATGTTGATCCACCACTTCCTTCCATTGTAAATCATATCAACGGAGCAGGAGTTTTATATAACGGCGACGTTGTTGTTCAAGGTGGAGATGGGATAACTGTAGAAGCCGCATTAAATGCAAACGGGATAAAAATTACCAACCAAAATCCTACTGCTGGCGTAGAATCTATTAAAACTCCCGGAGAATCAGAAATAACTGGAGATGTTATAATTCAAGGTGATTACGACGGCGACCCAGAAAACATTATTGACGTAACACAAAGCGGAAAAACATTACAAGTTTCGTCAAGTTATCATCCCACCGAAACGGTAGCAGGGACAGAGCCAGCAACATCCATGTACGCATTAACTAATTTTTCATTCATTGCTAGAGCAGACGGAACCTATCTACAATTTGCCGGATGTAGAATTAAGGCAGACCCAATAACAGTCGCCGGTTGGCAAGAGTTCGGCCCCATACCAGGAACAGGCGGAGAATCAGGAGTTACGTCAGTAAACAATAGCGCAGGAGACGTGGGAATAATTGCGGGAACAGCTAACGTTACTATTGGAGGCGGCAATGGTTCTCCTATAACAATCAGCGTGTCAGCGAGCGGAACTTCTGGGTGTAGCGGAGACCTGATTTATGTAAAAAACGTATGGTTTGACAATGCGACGGGAACGCTTTGGCGCAGTAAGCAAAAATTAACGTTCTTGAACGGACTATTGATTACTCAATTAGACTTGGCGGACGAGACGGTAACAACCGCGGAGGCGTGTTCGTAATGGTAATGCTGAAATACAACCCCAATACCGGGAAATTACTGATGAAAGACGGCCATCTTTGCACGACGTGTTGTTATCCATATAGGTTAGGACAAGTTCATGTTAATATTTATACTCCTCCTCAACAATATGCTATTCTTTTTGGAGACACTAGCGATTTTAACAGATCAGGACTTGCTGAACCCGGAAAATATTGGAGAATATGGGATTGGGTTGACAATGCGGTATGGCATTTAGTAGTTAATCCAGATAGTCCGGGAGACTATGGAGAAGCGCACGGAACTATTACGGCCAATGGAAGTCTGCAAGTTACCGATCCTTGGGGTTTGCCTAATCCAAGATTATTAAGTTATTATGCAGGTGTGTATAGTAATCAATTATATTCTCCTTGGTCGCGTTATGTTGACGTTCAAATAAGTTCTGACAATTCAACGTGGCCGTAGAACAAAGTCAAATGAATATGGAAATAATAAGCAAACGTTATGAAATATGCAAATCATGCGTACAATCTTCCGAAAACGGATTCAAATGCGTTCATCACAAAGGTTGTTGTTTTGGTCGCTGGCGAGCGCAACTGGAAAACGATTGCCCGGAAGGTAAATGGCCGAAGATAGATAAACCCGAAACGAGGTTGTAAAAATATGGGGATAGTTTATTTAACCAATAATGTTCACATTGGACTTCTTAAAATTGAATACCGATGGGAAGCGCCAAGCCACGATTTAGATTCAGGCACAACATTCTTGGGACAAACCGTTGGTTGGAATTGGATACCTACCGATCTTTATACGTTATTTATGGATTGGCATTATGATGATGTTGATTTTGGCCCAGAAGTAGTTGACGTTGATATGGCAGGAGCATTCGCGGCTGGATTATGGAACACCAGTGTTGAAATAAAATGTATGGCAGATTGGTACAAATACAACGATGGTTCCGGGCCAGCAACACTTTATGTCTTGTATCAAGGCGTGGAAAGAACTAAAACTATTTCACCCGGATATGCTGATTGGGGAGCCACTACGCCCGTAGGAACTATAACTGTAAATGTGAACGGAGAATTCACACTTGTATGACAAAATAATAAAAGGAAATAAATATGCCAATTAACAATAATTTAGAAACACCACCCGGAGTGGCAATGAGCAATTATGATGTTGAACGTCTTTTGCAACGACGACGAAGATTACCATATAATACAGTTGCTACCGAACAAGAATCGCCAAATGTACCCAAACCATCCGGTTACGCTACTACTGGCATTGAAGGTTATATCCAGCCGCTTTATGCTGGCGGTAACAATGTTAATATTGATGCCTATATGAACGATGCTCAACTTAACGAATTATCTGGTGGTGATCCTGAAAAATTACTGGCATTTAAAGCCATACGAGAAAAGAAATATGGAGTTGAAACATATCAGGCCGCGCAAGATAAACGTTTGAGACAACTGCAATTAGACGAAATGAATGTTCAGAAGGGACAAGCACAACTTGAAAAAACAGCAAGCGATTTAGAATCAAAACAATCCAAATCGGCATTTGAAGAAGAAGAACGTCCGATTAAGTTAGCCAAAGAAAGAGCCGAACTAAGAAAACTTGAAAGCGAGGCCACGCTTTCTGAAGATAAAGTAAAGCGTAGGGAAGAGTTACGATCAATACTTGAGCAACCGGAACAACAAATTGCTACTACCGCGCCGGAAGCTCCCGCCGATACAGCGCAAAACATAATGGATATGGACACTATCAATACTTATCCGTGGCCGGGATGGAATAACATTAAAAGTCTTGCGCAAAGTCATAATGTTCCGAATGATGTTCTTTACGGTATGCACTTGGGAAGATTGGCAACAACTTACAATAACCCCATGCAACTTGTTCGCGATGTCAACATCAAATTACCAGAAGGACTATCTGCTGTTAGCGAGAAAGAAGTTCAGAAATATTATACTGACATTGCAACTCAATGGAACGAAGGCGCGACCCCCGATAATGCTCTAACGCAAATTCTCAAAGATTCGGGAATAGAAAAATCAAGTCCTAATTATGCGCAAACTGCTCTTGCTATTGCCTACGGAATACAAAAACGATATTCAGAAAGCGGCGAGGATGCCTTGTCAGAAGCTAAGCGAGCAATTTCGCAAGCAAATGCAGAATCGTTTAATAAAACAGTTCCTAAGCTAACGGAAGTTCAAGCCAATGTTGCTACCGCCGATGGAGTGCGCGAGTTTGTTTTAGCCCCACAAAAACTATTGCAAGAAGCAGATATTCTTGATCAAAGCAATGATTCAGAAGATAAAATAGATGCGGCTCGACTGCGACAACGTGGTATGCAACAACTTGGACTTTATGGAAATCCACGTAGTATGTCTTCCGAAGAAATTAAATTAGCAGTCATTGATAATATGATTCCTTCTTATCAAGATAACCCGCAAACATTGCAATATCTTGAAGCACAAAAAAATCCAAAAACACGCGATCCGCGATTTGACCAGTCTGTCGGAATGATAGTTCCAATGTTTAGAAAAGGCGCAGAAGCATGGGAATTGGCAGAAGCGAAGGAGCAGGATAAGAGAGATAAAATCGTAAAAGACTACTCTAACCAAGATCAAGAAGTATATTTTGACCCAAAAACAAATGAACCACATATCCTGCCGTTAGGTTCTTTAGCGCAAATGGAACAACTTTCAAGTCCAGAAAGAGCAGGATATTTACAACGCGCCGAAGTTGTATCACGAAGACAACTTGCCGATCCTAATTTCAGGGAGTTTATTAAAAAATCTGATGATGAGAAAAAGGATATACGCGAATCTCTTTCTATTGGACAATTAATTCTTTCGATTCCAGATCCAACAACTCAAATGAGTTTAATGACCACGGCAATTTATCCGGCACTGAAAGGATTTAAACCTGTTAATTCCGAAGAACTACAACTAGTATTAAACGAATTAAGTAGATCAAATGGATTGCCACCGATAGATGCCAGCGCAGGACAAAATACCAAGCCGCTTGATATATCTTCTTTAACGAATACGTGGAATGCTAAAACAGGAGAACAACAACAGAGTTCTGCTCCTGTAACGGAAGATAATAGTTCGGCTATATCTCAATCTATAGTTGAATTACAAAACGCATTGCAAAATCAAAATTTTACAGTAGAAGATCGGCAAGCTATCCAAGATACATTAACAGAGTTACAGGGTAGAACATCAACGGTTAGACAAAACAATACTGCTCCTATAGAACCGCAAAAAGAAACTATTTCTGAACAAGCTGTCAGTTCTTCCATATCAAAAGAACGGGAACAAGAAATTAGAAAAGAAGTTGCGGATATTAATTTTACTGGAACAGATTTGGATAGTTTTGTAGAACGAAAAGCAAAAGAAGCCGGGATGACCATCAGCGATTGGGCTAATAATGCTATCCAGAGTTTATATGGATTAGGAGCGTTGGCAGGAAACGTTGCCAATAAAGGTGCAGAATTGGTAGGAAAAGCTGTTGCATGGGCTCCTGTCACCACGGTAAAAACAGCAAGAGAATTACCAACAAGAGTATCTATTGCTATTGAAAACATGATGCGAGAAGAAGAAATCCAAAAACGATTAGCGCAAGAAACCCAAAACGAAAAGAAATAATTATGATTAGTCCAGAAGTACAAAATTTACTAGACAAAATAAAACAAAGGACTGCGCAACCTCAAAACAAACCTACTGTTAGTCCTGAAGCTAAAGCGTTGTTAGACAATGTTAATAAAAGGATTTACCAATCTGGACAAAAAACAACAGCACTTGGGGTTGCTGGACGTGAAGTTGCTGAAAACGTTGCACCTGCATTAACAGGATTAGGTGGTGCATTAATTGGTGGAAAGACAGGCGCGGCAGTTGGAACAGCGTTTTCCCCAGGAATTGGAACTGCTATTGGCGCAGGAGTTGGCGCAATTGGGGGATATATTGCCGGTGAATATGGTGGCGCAAAAACTCAACGATATCTTCAAGAACTAATGATGTCCCCACAAGAACTTGCAAAACACGATGCTCTTATGGCATTAGGCAAACAAGAACACCCTTATGCGGCAGGCATGGGTAGCATGGCAGCATCTGTCCCTGGATTCTTTTCTGGTGGCGGGACGGGAAAGGCTGTTCTTGCAGGAAGTAAAGCAGTTAAAGCAAGCATGGAAGCAACTAAGACTGTCAAAGTTGTGTCCGGAATAGCAAGTAGTGGTACATCATTCGGAGCAATGGGAGGTGGGGGCGTAGCGGTTGAAAGAGCAAGGGAAACTCCCGGCGCAGAAAACCTTAGTATTCCAAAAGAGGTTATCAAAGGAATTGCCATCGGCAGTGCATTAGGACTTGTCCCTGAATTCAAAACAGTATTTGGTAAATTTGTCGCTAAACCAGCCGCTGATGCTTTAGCATTAAGTACTGCCAACGGAGTTTATGATCGCATAACAGAAGGAAAACCATTTGACCCCAAGGAAGTTATCAAAGAATCCGGCCAAAACATTGCACCGTTCGTAGTAATGAATATTGTTGGAAGCGTGTTACATGGACGGGCATTGGCAGAACAGGTAAAAAAACCACTAGAAGCCGTCAAAACTGGTGAACCCATACAAACTACACCACACACCGAGATAGTGGATAAAGTGCCATTAGAACCCGTTAAAACCGCACCAGAGGCAAAGGCGGAGATACCCTCTCAACCCGAAATCAAACAGCAAGTGGCAGAACAACCCCCAGTTGAGGAAGGGACTAAACTTATAAACGTTTATAGAGGCGAACTTGCTCCAATCCGTGAATCTCGTAAGCAAATATCTGGCATTCAAGATATAGGTAATTTAATGGGAATTAAAACAAAACCACCTGAAGCACCTTTTGAATTTTTCACAACGGATAAAGGCGATGCAGAAAATTATATAAAAAGAGATCAAGAATTTGTTTCTGCTTATGAATCTCGTTTTCCTGATAAAGGAATAGATACTTTTCGTACATTACACGGACATGAACCTAGAACTGTTGGGAAAATAAAAAATCATCAAATTACTCCAAAAAAGATTTTTGATTTAACTAAAGTAGGAGAAAGAATATCTCAAGACGATATGGTTAGACTTGTAAATGATGCGTTAGGCAATAAACCACTTCCTGAAAAATTGAAATGGAAAGACGTTCCCGAAAATGTATTAAAAGAAATGAAAGATTATGGATTTTGGTCTGTTGGTGGTGAAGGTAAAGAACCAACATGGAGTATTTTTAGAAATAAAATGTCTATGATTGATGCAGAATTAATAAAACAGGGCAAGCGATCTATTAGCGGAAGCGGAGAAGAAATTAAAGGCAATCTTTTCGCTCAATGGCTTATTGATCATGGATATGACGCAGTAAAATATTTACACAAAGGAAAAGATAAACCTATTAAGCATTTTGTTATGGTGCGTCCTGATTTGATGCAAGAAAGATACAAATGGCGAGAATTTCCTGCAACTGATAAATGGCCTAATATTTATCATGAAGGAGAATTTATTGCAGAACAAATTTTGCCCCCGCCCGCTTCAAGAACATCGAAGGCGACTGAAAAAGCCGCAGAAACCCCTGTTTCGGGTGTGCCTGAAACTACGGATATTCTTACACCAAAGGAAACCGAGGTGGGGGAATTACCTTTAGAAAAATCAGCCGCGCAAATCGCAAACGAACTTGTTCAATCTACTCCCACTAGTACCGAGGCAAAAAGTGTTGGCGCGGCGGCACTCAATAAACTTGAACTTGCAACCACTACGTTTGCCGAACCCGGAGAAAAGAAATTACGCGGAATAATAAAACTCGTAGAAGATAGTCCGATATTTTCAGAAGAAACAAAAACCGAAGTTAAAAAACTTGACCCTGAATATGAACAGCAACATACAAACGCTATGGCAGAATCTGTTTATCAGGCAATGAAAGAAGATCCTAATCTTGCCGTGGATGCCGAGAAATTTATCCGTGATCCCAAAGAACCTTTAGGAACGAAGGGCGCAATCACAATCGCATTATTCAAACACTATCGGGACATTGGAAAAGACCCAACTGACTTAATTAACTTTGGATCAGACATAGGAAGAGGCGCTGGACAATACAATCAGGCCTTTAGTATATTGAATAAATTTACCGGTAAAGACTGGATTGGAGAAATGGACGTTTATCTGAAACGCAAAGGTGTAGAATTGCCAGAAGATGCACGTGCCGATATTGAAAAGAAATTCCTTGAAGCGGCTAAAATCAAGGATGAAAAAGCAAAATCTGCCGCCGTACATGAAATTATATCTGAATTGTCAATCTACGTTCCATTTAAACCGGGAGAATGGCTTGACGCTTATCGTTACACCAATATGCTTTTTAATCCGCAATCTCACATGCGCAATGTATATGGCAACACCATTCAAGCGTTGATTACTAGACCACTTTCGTTAATTGCACGTGGAGATTTATCTGGAGCAAAAACCTATTTAGCTAATGCTTGGAAAAACGCATTGTCTGGTGAAGCGTTTAGGGTAGCCAAGGAATCATTCAAAAGCGATTACAGTAAATGGGCTGAATCGCTTACAAGTCCTAATGCCACTGTTTTCGATGCCGTTAGAATGGAAACCGGGCCACAAGGAAAACATAAGGGCGTTGCATGGAAGACATTAACGTTTATCCCTAAACTACTCAACGCACAAGATAAATTCTTTGGTTCTTTGATAGAAGCCGGAGAAATGGCGCGACTTATAAAAAAAGGCGAGACAGTTGCCGACGCTCAAACTACAGCACATTTACTTGCCGAAAAATATCTCTATCGTGAAAGACTTGGACAAAACAGAGATAAATCATTACCTATATTTTCGCAAGCTTTAGACGGTTTAGCAAACTTGATTGAAGCTGGTAGAACTACGGAAAACCCTTATGTTCGTTGGCCGATGAAACTTGTTGTACCATTCCTTAGAACACCAATAAGAATTGCACAAATGAGTGTTGAATCATCTCCGTTAGCATGGATAGGTTCGGGCATGAACGTGGAACGCATTGCAAAATCAAAATACGGCAAATCGTTTGAAATATTAAATAGAGAAAAACAGTTATTGGTAAAAGAAGAATTTAATAATCGCGTTGGACTTGCATCCGTTGGAACAATGGTAACTTTAATGGGGGTAGGCGCGGCCATACAGGGCAACACAACATGGGGGGCACCACAAGACCCGACTACAAAAAAATGGTTTTATGCTTCGGGAAGAAGGCCATATTCGTTCCGCGTTGGAAATAGATGGATTCCTATGGCCTATCTTGGGCCGTTTTTCCTGGCGTTTGCTTTACCTGCCGCCGCACGTGATGCCTTTGCTGATAACCCGGCATCAGTTGATGAATCAATGATTACACGGTTAGGACTTGCCGCTGCTGGTATTCCTAAAATCATCCTTAGTCAAACTCCGGTTAGTGGCGTGAATGGATTACTTGAAGCACTGCAAGGCAAAATAGACAAGAACGTTGCGGCGGCAATAGGATTTGAAGGCGCACAATTTATCCCTGCCAGCGGACTGTTACGTTGGGTTAATAAAATAGTTGACCCTGTTTATCGCCACCCTGTTTCAATATCAGAAACTATTAAATCAGGAGTTCCCGGTTTAAGCAAAGACTTGAAAGCATATCTTGACGTCAACAATAAAGATGCAGGACGACCGTGGACTGATGTTTATCTTCCATATACCATTTCAAAAAACGATGCACAAAAAGAACTTATGTTTCAACGTAATATAAGTCAATTAAAGGCTAAGATTAAATTGAAAAATATTCTTAATGAAAACAAGGAAAAAGTTCGCAAAGCATCATTACGGTAAATTCCAATGAGCCGCACTATCCGCCGCCGCAAAGAACGTAAGTTCAAAAAGAAGGACAAGCAGGTTATCCTATACCGCAAGCCGCCGCGAATCTCTCGTGAAGGTTTTGCTCATCTCGCCCGTTATTTGTACGATGAAAAATAGTTCAAAATAGTTGTTGACTGTTTTTAGGTTTTTGGTATTGTACTCGCATGAATGAAGTAAGTTGGATAATTAAATGAACCAATGTTCCCCCACGCAACAAGGTTTGGGATGTATAAATCCCCCCGCCGTTACACCTCTACCCGACAAGGGTATCCGGCTTCACGGATTCGACCTTACGTTGCGTGGGCTTTTTATGAGGTGAAAGATGAAAACTCCGTATTCTGAATATGTTTATACAAAATTAGCTAGGCGAATAATAAAAGGTGAATTTACCAAAGAAGAAGATGTTTTTGAATATCTAAAAAAATCTGAACCAGACGCAGATGAAAGATCAGTTAATTGGACGGGTTGTTTAGTAACATCGGAAGCTGCTGCGCTTTGTGGCAACGCAACTCATTTGTTTTGTCATAAGAATTTGTTTGACTGGCTCATATCGCATGCAAAAGATATTGAAATAAATAAAGAATGGATAATCAATTTTTTTCAAGTACGGTTATTGCCAAAAGTAACTTATGTCCCCATTATACTGCACGTTTCCGGAGGAGGCTCTCCGTCATGTTTTTATATGGTTGATGACGCTCAACTTATTATATTAATAGTAAACGGAAACAATGGAACAAGAAATTTTTATTGCATACCAGATAACATACCCAATACCTACGACCACTCATGGACAACAGACGAAAGTTGGGGAAAAATATTACAATGCGCAATGTTCATAAAAGGACTCGCTATTTATTCTGCATGTTGTGAAAATATAATAATAGATGGCGTTCCTGCCGATTTAAAACATGCACCTCGTTTCAATGAAAATTGTTCTAAATACATTAGAACTCATGAAGATATTGCCGAAGGTGATATACGAACTATTTCTCCTCACTTTCGTAATGGACATTTCCGGTTATTGGTTTCAGAAAAATTTACCAAGAAAAAAGGACAAGTAGTTTTTGTCCACGAATGTTTTGTTAAAGGTAAAGCCAAAACCGTGGAAGGAATAGCGTAAAATGAATACCAATCAACTATCAACCGAAGCAATAGAAAAGGCCGTAATAGGTTCCACATTGCTAGAACCAGAAAAGGTAATTGTCTTTGCCGTTAATAAGAAAAAGGTGTTATCAAACTCGTTTTCATTACAACATCACCGTATCATCTGGAAAACGATGCTTGATATGTATGAGAATGATATTCCAATAGACACCGTAACTCTATCAAGACAACTTGAACAAAACGGTAAGCTAAATGAAATCGGAGGAATAGTTTATCTTAATAGTTTATTAGATGCGACTCCAAACGCGGCATACGCAGAATATTACATTGACGTTTTAAAAGAATCTCAAACTAAACGACGCGTCCTAGAACTCACCGCGGAATTATCTCAAGCAACAAAAGACAATAACCTTGAAGAATGTAAGCGTATAAATTCTGTTATTCTCTTGGAAATTGACAGTCATTTCTCAAACACAAGTGATGCAGAAAAATTTCCAGCAATACGATATAACGATCTTGTGGCATATCAAGTTCCAGAAGGACATATCATTGCGGGAAAAGGATGGCTTCGGCGCAGAGCAGGATGCCTTTTAACTGGTGGAACATCTCTCGGAAAGTCTGTACTTGCCGAACAGATAGCAGTTAGCGTTGCGGCTGGCAAAAACATTCTTGACCGCATCCATGTTCCAAAACCAATGCGCGTAACTTATATTCAAGCTGAAAATGATGAAGAAACATTACAACGCGACATTATTTCAATAGTCAAATACCTTAATGCAGACGTTGCGTTAGTTCAAGAGAATCTTGCCATACACCATCTTTACGGACTTTCAGGAACTGCTTTGGAAAATTGGATTGAAAACCAAGTAATCAAACAGAAAACCGACCTGCTTATGCTTGACCCTTACCAGAACTTTATCCCTTCAGGGGCAAACATAAACGATGCCGGAACGTTTTTGACGTTCATATTCAATATCAATCGCATCATCAATGAACATAATTGCGCGTTCCTTTTGATAACTCATACCCCTAAACCGCATGACCGCGAACAATGGACTGCCCGTGAGTCGGTTTATATGGCAGTTGGTTCGCAGGCAATAGCTGCTTGGGCGCGCACTTCCGCAGAGATTACAGGGTTCAAAGATGACGATTCTACATACCGTCTCCGGTTCGGTAAAAATGCCGAACGCAATGGCATAACAACCGAAGATGGGTTCGGACTTGTCCGCGACTTAATGATACGACATTCCCCGTCCATCCATGAACCTTACTGGCAGGTTGCAGAAAGTCAAGAAGAACCAGAAGAATTGAGTGAAAAAGCAAAGAAAATTGTAGAACTTGCCATATCTAATCGTGCGCTTTCGTATGGCGACATAGCAAAACAACTACACTGTTCCAAGACTCTTGTGGCAAAATGGTATCCGAAAAAAGAAAAAGAATCCATTTATAACTAAAAATCGTTCACCAAACCGTTCACTAGACGACATAAAAAACACTTAAGAATCAGATGCTTTTAAAAATGATAATTTTAAAATCGTTCACACCATTTCTATCCTTTATTATCAATGGTTTTGTTAAATCGTTCACACCTGTTTTTTGGTATTTTGTAAAAGTCTTACCCATCTTCTATTTAATGTTTTCAATACTTCCGTTCATTTTTGGCCGAGAACGTGTAGTATCGTTCAGTTCCCCCCTTAAGGGGGGTGAACGAGTGAACGATACAAATACGACCCGTTCACTCGGCGTGCAGTGAACGATTAGTGAACGGTGTGAACGATCGGTGAACGATGCTAAAAACCTAATGAAATCAAATAATTAATTCATTTAAAAGCTTCTTTTCTTTCTTAAATATTCTCAATCAAACACTTACAACCAAAAATCACCCAATGCCCCACCTTTCTTCAATTCAACGCTTCTTCTCTTGTTTCCAAGAGTTGTGTTTCTTTGTCCCGTGGAATGCCCCCACGTGCACCCAACGCCACCTAAAAACCTCTATCTCTATAAACCAGTATCTTTGTACCCCCAGACTGTCCAAACGGTTTATAGGGCATTTAAACGCATTCTGTGGAGGTTTTCCACTATGATGGGTATCTACGCCATCCACAACATCGCAAACAACAAGTTCTACATTGGCCAGTCCGTTCGCCTTGAACACCGCCGCGTCTGCCATTTCTCGCTTTTACGCAAGGGCTTGCATCGTAATCGCCACCTGCAATCCTCTTTCAATCTCCACGGAGAATCGTGCTTTCGCTGGATCGTCCTTGAAGTCGTCCCCTCATGCACCTTGCTTGACTTCAGAGAACGCTACTACATCACTCTCTACGCCTCTAATTCCCCCTCCCACGGCTACAATGCCGAGTCAGGTGGTAACGCCTGCCACAGGGTGTCCTCTGCCACTCGCTTCGCCATGCAACGCTCCCAGTCTCTACGGAGAGAGCGTGAATATTCTCGGTAAAGTTCTCACATATACGCATATTAGCGCGCGCCTTGGGGAGTCCTACCGGGTGCATGACATATAATTACCCAATCCAGTTAGTAGACATAATATTTTATTATGCGACATGACATAGCAAACCCTTGATACCATTGATTATTATTGATACAGGGCTGACGACCCACCATGTTTTGGGACATTATGGCGCAGATTGTGATGAGTAGACTGTTGGAATGTGGTAATGTGGGGCAAAATCCCTATTTGCAGTTGATATCCGGATTGCCGGCCAGCGATAACGGCGGCAGAGCGTATTTAAGATGTATAATAATATCTTGGTGGGTTGAAATGTCACCCAAAGTGCATCCAAAGTGCAGTCAAATGTCAGTCAAAGTATGGTCAAATCCCTATTTGGTGTATTTGTAAAATAATAAGGTGGGGCGAAAGTGTGGTCAAAGTGCAGTCAAAGTACATCGTCAGCCCTATTGTGCCCTATTTGTGGTATTTGATAGAAAAATGGTAAATAATGGTATAATGTAAAAATTGATAGAATAGTATAGAAAAAACATGGCCTAGAATCAATCACGTTTGGCGCAAACGACAACACCCTTATGTTATCATGGCCGGATATCCGATATTGTAATACGATAGATTATCATTACTGATAAATAAGTTTGCAAAAGTGAGACAATTAAAAGCTTCTTAAAATCTTAGTACCACTACATGTTGTAGTCGTAAAATTGACTATACAACGTAGAGTATAAAATAATATATTGGCATACTTGGCACGGCTAATGCTCTATATATAACCGTGATAAACAAAAACCATAAAGGAGATCAAATGAAAAACAAAATTGAAATAAAAGACAACACGGTCATAAAAGAAATCAGAGGCCGGATGTATGCAATACGTTATTGCTATGGTATGACGGAAGCGGAGATTAAAGATAACATGATGAAGAATCCGCCAGATAGAAGCGAATGGCGGCCATATAACGAGGCAACTGGAACATTTACGGACATGTAAAAAATGGACACAGAAACAATTATCAAGCGTATATATCATCACAGGTTTGATAAAAACAAATCATTCAACGCACCGGAATGGAACTTTGAATCTATTAGAAATTTGAAGGGTGAAAAACTTAGAGAGAAAATAAATTATCTATTAACAACGAATCACAAAGTAACCGGCGGATATTTTACAACAGCTATCAGAGGCTATCACGATTATTATATTTTCTGGAAGCTGAAAATAACTCAAAATAACCCTTGACAATAAGATAAAATAATATAATCTATTATTTGACGGTAAAAAAATAACGATAAAAAGGAATAATAAAATGAACATACAAACAAGCAATCCGGGCAAATATAACATCGGGCAACAGGCGCGCATAAATAAATCAGCATTGACTTGCCATTTGCCGCCATATCTGCGGCTTGTCAATCAATGCAAAGATGAGCATGGATTTGCAACCGTGCAGGCCGTCAGGGAATATGATAGTGGCACGGCGGAAGCTGATATTGGCAATATGCTTGGTAGTGTATATGTGCCTTGGGAAGCGTTGATTTTTTAAAACAACAACAAAAAAATAAGGAGAAAAAAAATGATTACTCTTAAAATTAATGCCGGCGCGCGGCTTACGATCCAGCATCCAGCATCAAACTTTGGCGTGCCGGTGTTGGTAGTGCACGATATACCGTATGGTCCAGAGGACGATCTCGGCGGACACATGGCCGGATCTGCAATAGTTTGTTCCGACATAATTACCCGTCGCCCGCTCGACGGAACAACCGCAGCGGCCTGCGAGATAATATGCCGATGGCTGAGCCAATCGGCGGAACACGGGCCGCGGTGGATTGAGACGGTAAAACACTCGATGCAACAATGACAACCCGCGCCCAGCGCGGAACGTGGAAACAAACAGAACAAAAATAAATAGGAGGGAAAGAGGATGAAAGCACGACGTATCTATCCAAAACCGACCGCGCAAGAATTATTAATTGCTAAAAAATCCGCTCATATTACATTTGTTAAATTGTGGAAAAAACTATCTAAGGCAAACCCGCGCCCGGCGCGTGTCGGGCTTGTCTGGCGGTAAAATTGCTGCCACTGGATACACAAAACTGAATAAGGAGCAAAAAACATGGACACCAAAAACACAACGCAGGAAATAATCGTAGATAAAACAACGAGAGCAAAACATACGGCAATACACAGCCCTTTGCCGTGGATTATAGATGAATTTGTGGCTAGCCAAATAAGACAACCAATGCTATCAAAACGGCGACGCATTATTTGTCCGCCTGATACTGATGGGATTAATGATGCCGCTTTCATTTGCCGGGCAGTGAACAGCCACGCGCAACTTTTGGAGGCTTGCAAATTGGCCCGTAAAGATTTAGATGTAATCATGCCAGACGAACTGGTAACTTTTTTTGAAACAACAAAACAACTCTTATCGAAAGCGATAAAACTTGCCGAGCGCGGCGAGGAAGGGGGAATATGAAAATGTCAATTGGGTTGCATGAAGAGTGTTTAAATAACTTTCAAAAATTCATTGAAAGGGAAAGAAAAAAATTAAATAATATGCAGATTAATGTAGAGAGAAAAAGCAAAGAATTTGATTTCTATAAATTCCAAATTGACGAAGCAAAAAGACGCGGCAAAAATGGATTTGATGAAAACAGTTTTTGTAAGAAATTATCAAAATGAAATTCATCTTTACAAATTCCTTCCACGGCACAACCGCGAGCATAACGGCCCGGAACTGGCAATGGCAAAAAACCGAAATATGAAATCAATAAAATTAAAACGTGTTTTTATGCGTTATCTTTGGAGATTTGCTTATCGGTTATATAACTGGTGCGAGGATCGTCGTCCGGCTGGAGGTTTTTAATGCGTGTAATATTTATAAACTCATTGCACAACACCACGGCCCGGACGACGGCCCGGAACTGGCGACTATCTCAACGGCAAGTCCGGCGAATCTGGGCGGAGTTGTGTGGCGATTTGGATTGCCGGCATTGTGGCTATGCAGGAATCCACGGCTCACAAAAATGGAGATTGAAAAAACTAGGCGGCATTTTCAATGGAGGGGCGGAGATAGTAAGTAATTAAATAAGGAGCAAACATAATGTCAAAAATTGACAAGCGAAAGTTTTTTCATTCTGATTTAATAAATAAAAAAGAAAACAAGGAAAAAACATCTACAACGAATAATAATCTTTACCGCGAACAACTTGTTTTTCTATTGTCTTGTCCAGTCAGTAATTATACAAAACGTTATTTAATATATTGCCAAAATTATCTTGATAAAAATGGATATCTAACTCAAAACTGGATAAACTGGTTAGATAAAACAATGACAAAAATTGTTAAGCATAGAACGGAATGGGGATTACATATATGTCAAAATTAAACTATGGGAATTTGCCAGAAAACATCAAGAGCGGGGCAAAAGTGCAAATTGGAAAATATGTCCGGGAGCTTGTCCGGGCTGGCAAAGATGATTTTGACGCGCCGCTTTATCGTTTGCGACATCAGGATAATTTAATTGGTAATGCAACGTTTTCCATTGATGATTTAAATGTGATGGGAGCAACAATAATTGATGGGCAAGGGGAGTTAAAATTGAAATGAACATAGAAACACTATTGTATTTTGATTGTATCAAGTCGGAAATAAACGAACAAGGGAAAACAGAATATATTGTTTTGAAAGATTGTTATGACGCCTGCCAGAATAAAGAAAAGTGTCAAATATTAATAGACGCTGATTTAAAACGTATTAAAGATTCTTGCAAAAGGATAAGTGGAAAATTTAAAATTTGTAAATCTAACTCTAAGTCAGCTGATTATAATTACTCTGAATCTTGGGATAATGGAGGATGGATAGGAAATAGAAACATTAAATATGAGTTTAGAGATTTAGAAGTACGTCAAGCACTTGAAATAATGAACAACGGCGATTGCGGAGAAATGTAAAATGAAAACCACGTTTAAAAACGTAAATATGACCTGTCCGAACTGTGGCCGGCGGAGAGTAGTAAGCGATCCGGTATTTAATGACGTTTTTTGCCAGTTTTGCGCTTGGCAATCTGGCGATCATGATAATGGCAAGGGCAACCGATTTGAAGGGCGTACAGGGCAATTTAACCCATGTTTAGCAAATGAACAGAGTGAAAATAACGATAAGGGGCGAAATGAACAGCAAACTACACCGCGAACGCCACGAATTTCTACATAAATGCTTCATGGAGTTGCTTAAAGATTACCTTGAAAGCACCGACACGAACCCGACAATAAGCGATTTGACAGAATGGAGCCATAAGCAAACCATTATGGAAACAAACAACAAAAAGGAAGGTGAAATATGATAAGCGAAATGTTATTAATGGCTCTTATAACAGTTGAATCCGGCGGCAACGATTTCATTAAGGGCGATTCCGGAGACTCTGCCGGATGCCTTCAAATCCACAAGGAAGTCGTTGATGATGTAAATCGCGTTTACGGTACAACTTACAAATGGCCGCAATCTTGCTACAGTCGGGAAACGGCTAAGGAAATCTGCCGGATGTATCTTAAGCATTACGCACCAAAACGAGCAAGCGCAAGGATGCTGGCGAGGATTTGGAACGGCGGGCCACACGGCCACAAGAAGCAATCCACTTTGAAATACTGGAAAAAGGTAAAATTAGTACTTAAAAATAGAGAAAGGAAAACATGAATCCAACATGGCAAACTGACCCAAAAGGGCAAGAAGTTGTAGGTAATGTTTAAATGAATATAAACGAGAAAAACGGAAACTCACTCACTCCTGATTGGCAATCAGAAGATGGTAGAATTAAGTTGTTTAATTCCGATTGCCTTAAAATCCTGCCGGAGATTGGCAATGTGGACGCGGCGATTACTGACCCGCCGTATTTGCTTTCGGATATGGGCGGCGGTGGAGCTTTTGGGGATAGAAAGCATATTGTGAATACAAAGGGATTCACCGATGGCGGATGCGACCATTCCTTTTTAAAGGAGTTTGAAAACTGGTTTTGCTTTTGTTCTCTCAAACAACTTGCCGGACTTATTCAGCTTGCCGAAAAACGCGATCGATGGAATTTAATTACATGGGCCAAACCTAATCCTGTGCCAACGTGTAACAACAAATATCTGCCCGATGTGGAATATATCATTCACGGATTTAGCAAGAGGCATTTATATGGAGAGTTTGCCGATAAATCGTCTTTCTTCCATGAGCCATCAAAAAAAGAAACGAATCACCCTAACGAAAAACCACTTCCGCTTATAAAAAAGCTCGTCAATCTTGGGACTAAAAAAGAGGACGTAATTTGCGACCCATTCATGGGTTCCGGCACTACCGGCATAGCCTGTATCCGCACAGGACGGCGTTTTATCGGCATTGAAATAAGTGAAGAATATTTTGAGATTGCAAAGAATAGAATAAAATTAGAACTACAACAACAGTTATTACCGTTGTAAAAATAATTGAAAATAATCATTGACAATAATCCAGAATAATATATTCTCTCATTTAGAAAGGAAAAATACTATGGCAAAAGCCGAAAAAGATTTAACTGAAATTCAGCGTCGTGTTATTCTTTTTGGCTTTGGATATGACGACAAGATAGATAAATTCATAAAAAAATTATGCGAGGAGAGTAACCATGGCAAAACAAAAACAAAAAACAATAAAAGTAAGCGTGAACGTCCCTGAACCGTGGCTCAATATGATTGACGACCGGGCAACGCGTGAGTTCGTAACCCGCAGTCAGGCGATCAAGTATGCCTTACGTGCATATTGTTTTCCGAGGTCAAAGGGGAAGACGGTTGATAACAGGCCGAAATCCGATGAACCGAAATCAATGGAATAATAAAATGAAAAAAACAAAAGATTTAAATGAAATGCGTTTAAAATCTACATCTCCAGATGACTTTGCAAAACTGTTAGAAGAATACGCCAAGTCAAATAAGGAAGAAATGTCAATTTCATTTATGGGACTTTATGCAAATCAATCCGCCTCAAATTCTCATAGTTGTCCTATTGGAGACAACTTCAATGAAAATTGGAATCGTGAAACTAATCGGCCATTGGGCTATCCGGCGTTGGTAGGAAAAGTTGTAATGAAAAAGAAAAAGGAAACGGGAAAATATTGTTTGGATGCTCTTACGAGAAATTTGTTTAACGAAATTCCCGGATTATGTATAGGATCAGGTGGTGGCGGATATGTGTCGCAATATGGCGTTACCCTTTGGCTTGCCGACTTCCCTTTATGGGGAAATAAAGTCTTAAAGATATTTGATATTCAAGAAAAATTAAACAGAGTTGAAAGTGTGAATGAAAAAAATAAAGAAAACATTTCGTCTCTTATTAATTCCGCTATAAACGAAAATTGTGAAATAAAAATGTTTTCCGAGAAGATTGATAAATTGAAAACTGATATTATAAATGAAATTACAAAATCTCATCCTGAATTAGTAGAATTGGATACGTTGGATTTTAAAAAACAATTACATGATTTAAAAAACGAGTTGGGTATTAACAATTAAATCAAAATAAAAAGGACACCATGAACGAGAAAAATTCATTTGTAAAAGCTGAAAAACGACAGGCAAAATTGCGGCTTGCACTTATTGGGCCAAGCAAAAGTGGTAAAACATTTACAGCATTAGCTATTGCTATGGAATTGGCGCAAGGTGGGAAAGTTTGCCTAATTGATACCGAACGTAAATCTTCCTGTCTTTACGCAGACGAAAAACATGATAAGGGAACACGTCCATTTGATTTTGACGTAAAACTTCTTGAAACATTCAATCCGCTTACTTACGTGGACGCTATACACGAAGCTGAACAAGCTGGATATTCGGTCATAATCGTTGACAGTCTTTCCCATGCGTGGGCAGGCAAAGACGGCGCATTAGAAATGCACAATGAAGAAACCATTAAGAGTAAAAGCAAAAACTCATATATGGCATGGCGCAATGTAACTCCATCCCATAACGCTATGATTGATGCGATTATTGGTTGCAAAACTCATATCATTTGCACAATGAGAAGCAAGGTTGAATACGTGCAAGAAAAAGATGAATTAACAAATAAAACAGTGGTGCGTAAAGTTGGTATGCAACCAATTCAGCGTGAAGGCATGGATTATGAGTTCACAATTACCGGCGATCTTGACCAAGAACACAGTTTGGTTATTTCTGGTACACGTTGCCGAGTGTTGGACGGAAAAGTGTTTAACAAAGCTGGCAAAGATGTGTCTGATATATTGTTGAACTGGTTGAACAGCGGTAAAGTTGCCCTGCCAGAAGTCCCACAGGTTGACAAGTTTGCCGAGGCTATTAAGGGCATTGATGCCGGTGATAACGCCGCGCAAGATTACCTCATACACGTTGGCTGGCTCAAAAAGACTGAAAAATTGATAGACCTCAACGAAAAGCATAAAGCATATATTGTTGAAAACATTGACAGTTTTAAACAGGCAATCTACAAATGGCTGGAAGAAATCCGCGCTGATGATCAACGCAAGTCTCAAAAGGAAACGGTGGTATAATGGACAAAGTTAAATTAGAGAAGAACAAAGTCCACCAGAAATATTTATTATCTGATGGACGCGAAGTTGTTGGAACTACTACCGCTTTAAGTATCATGGCTAAACCAGCTCTTGTAGCTTGGGCATGGAAATTAGGTCAACAAGGTATTGATTATCGCAAGGTAAAAGACCAAGCCGCAGACATTGGCACACTCGCACACTTCCTTTGTGAGTGCTATTTGAAAAAACAAGAACCAGATACGTCGGACTTTTCGCCAAACGATTTGGCTAAAGCCGAAAATGCCTATATCAAATTCACATCATGGTGGGATAGTAATGGCTTTGAACTTGTAGCATCCGAATCGCAATTAGTATCGGTTAAACATGAGTTTGGAGGAACGATTGACATTGTTGCTAAAGATAAAAATGGTATTTTGCATCTGATAGACCTAAAAACTTCCAAGGGTGTATGGGATGAATACTGGTATCAGGTAGCCGCCTACCGCGAACTATGGAACAACAATCACGAAGAAATAGATCGTATAACCGGCACAACTTATATTGTGCGTATAGGAAAGGAAACAGAAGGAGACTTTGAAACACCCGATAGATTAGACTTGACTGATGAATTAGATGCGTTCTTAAAATGTCTTGCCTTATACAAGGCGAATCAGAAATGCAAGAGTAAAAACAAACAAAGGAAAGGATAGGTAAAAAAATGATTGAATACACGTATGGTGCAGATGATAACGCCCCGACCACGGTTGAGGCAGGCACGTATCCGGCAACGATCAAGAAGGCATCAGAAAAGATTTCAAAATCGGGCAATAAGATGCTTGAGATTATCTGGAAACTTGACAATGGCCTTGAATTGTTTGACCACGTAGTTGACCATCCCCATCCGCTGTGTCGGAAGAAAAGCGATGAGTTCCTGATGGCACTTGGTAACGAGGCAAAGAAAGGTTCAAAAGTTTCCGTTGATGCTGGTGATTTGACGGGTGTAAAGGCAAATCTTATCGTTATTCTTGTGGACGGAAAAAACGAAGTTAAAGGTTATGAACCGGCAGTTATAGACGAACAGGAACTCAAAAAGGAATCTGAAAAGAAATCCGACAGATTACCGTTCTAACGTGTCATGCAATTTAAGTACACAGCACGAGAAAATCAACCAATCAAACCCCGTCCCGTCCAATCCGGGGCGGGAGCGGTGCTCGGTAAAATAGATCCGAACGACATGTTGTGCATCCGTGTTGATTCACGTGAACAGTTGCCGGTTGATTTCAACAGCGATTACGTAAAGGTAACACGAGGATGTATCCCCTGTTTTGATTATGCACTTGAAGGCGACCAGGACAATTTCGCCTTGGAACGTAAATCATTACAGGATTTTATCCAGTCTGTTTGCCTTCATAAAAACTGGATACGTGAATTGCATAAAATAGAAAAAGCTAAGACGTGGGGATTGCCGATTGTATATATCCTTGAATTTAGTCGCCACGATATAATGCAATTTGATTATTCTATCTTCAGTAGTGGCGCAATAACGAGTCAATTTGTACGCCGGAGAGTGGCGCAAATGACACACGATTATAACGTTCACATGGAATTTTGCGAAGACCGTGAAGGTGCGGCTTATGAAATTTGTCTTCAACTCAAACGCCGCAAGGAATCGCTTAAAATCAATTTAAATAGACAGGCAGAATAATTATAATGAACGACTATTGCACAGCCTCTACTGTATCTTTACGGCAAGCGAAATCGGCAATAGAAGATTCGTTCGTCAGGGGTCGGGAGATATAGTGAATAAACTTATCGTAACCCTTTAACCCGTGCTCTGAAAAGGCAACGCGTGGCCGTTCCTGTCTAACTTTCTATGAAAATTGAAATAGACTTGCCACCAGAAATATATTATAAACTTATTAGCCAATCGCAATATCTCAAAACTAATCCTTCGTTATTGATTTTACAAACGCTTGAACACGATCTCGGATTGATTGGCGTAACGATTGCTGACGACGCGATTTTTGGCAGTGAAAAGAAAGTTGAAAATAATCCTTGATATTCTTTTGTAATCTGTTATATTACTAACATGAATAAGGAAATCATAAATCCCGTTTTAATCTGCGACGGTTGCGGTTGTTTTATTGATATTGATAGCGGCGACACAATCATTGATACCGGGGAACAAAATGTTTGCCAACGTTGTTTTGATTATCTTAACAGTGATGAATATCTTTACGATCTAAAAGATAGGGATGGAGAATCACGATATGAACAGAACGCTGGTAAATGAGATTTTCAAACATAGGAATAAAAAAATATGACAATCGGCGACATCCTAGCTCAATATCCCCCACGTACGGCATGGAAAATGATCTTCGTGTCCATGTTAAAAAAGATCAAGCGGGAAATGGACAGGCCGAGAATTAGAAGGAGGGGGAAGTAAAAAATAAACAATCTCTAAACGATAGCAACAAATAAAAGGAGAAGTGCAATGAAAAAGTTAGTTGAAGAAGTTGAGAACGAAGGATTAATCAGTTTGATGGGTGAGCGAATCACCTGTTTTTGTTTGAACTATATTTACACCGGAAAACTTGTCGGAGTAAATGAGCAATTTATTAAACTGGAAAAGGCCGCGATAGTTTACGAGACCGGCGCGTTCAACGAAAAGAATTGGAAAGACGCGCAAGAGTTACCGAATCCTGTTTACGTCATGACTTCAACGATTGAATCTTTCTGTGTATTAAAATGAAAACATTAAGAAGCCAAAAGCAAAAATGGCGGTCATGGTCATGGTCATGGTCAGGGTCATGGTCAAGGTCAAGGTCAGGGTCAAGGTCAGGGTCAAGGTCATGGTCAAGGTCAGGGTCAGGGTCAGGGTCAAGGTCAGGGTCAAGGTCAGGGTCAGGGTCATGGTCAAGGTCAGGGTCATGAAGCAACTCAATCCCCGCGCATCCTTCCGCCGCCTGCTGTCCCAGGGGAAGACGGGCGTGATACATTTTGGTAAATATAAATGCAGTCTGAGCGCGGTGAAAAAACATGATTAAATTCCTACAGGGTGATTGTATTGAGCAGATGAAAACATTACCAGATGAATCTGTTCATTGCGTTGTTACCAGTCCTCCGTACTGGGGTTTGCGTGATTATGGCGTTGCTGGGCAACTCGGATTGGAACCCACACCGGAAGAATACGTGGTAAAGATGGTTTCCGTGTTCCGTGAAGTCCGGCGCGTGTTGCGGGATGACGGGACGCTGTGGCTGAACCTTGGTGATAGTTATTCAAGCGGCGGTAGAACATCAACCACTTTGCAGACAGTTCGTAACGGCAAGGGTGATAATTCGCTAATGTCAAGACCGCCGGTATGTGACAGTTTCAAACCCAAAGACCTTGTTGGTATTCCGTGGATGGTGGCGTTCGCCTTACGCAAAGACGGTTGGTATCTTCGGCAAGATATAATATGGGCGAAGCCGAATCCCATGCCCGAATCCGTAACCGACCGATGCACAAAAAGCCATGAGTATATTTTCCTGCTCACGAAATCGGCGCAGTATTACTACGACGCAGATGCGATTAAGGAAGAAACCGTTACCAACGATGATGTTTTGAGAGATAGAGAAACGACAAAACTTAACAATGTTCCCGGACGTAAAAGGATGGAAGGGTTAGTTTCCAATAATTACGAAACGAGGAATAAACGCTCCGTATGGACCGTAACAACGCAACCTTACGCCGAGGCTCACTTCGCAACTTTCCCGCCAGATTTAATCCGTCCGATGGTCCTTGCCGGTTGCCCGATTACCGGGACCATCCTTGACCCCTTTGGCGGAGCGGGAACTACTGGGCTGGTGGCCGAGGAGGAAGGACGTAACTCAATCCTAATTGAACTCAATCCGGCATATATTGAAATCGCCAAGAAGCGCACACAACAGCGAGGCCTGTTTTGCAACGCACTGACCCCGCAACGAAAATGAAGGAGAGATGATGAAACATTATGATTACTTGACCGGTTATAAAGCTACGAATAAAGACGCGCAATGGGGGTGGGGTAATGAATATTGACCAACAAAAACTCATCGAACTCTTAGCCTCCAAGAACATGGAGATTGCCAAACTGCAACAACAGCGAGAGAGGTTGCGGTCTGAATTGCAACGGCAGAAAAATTTGTGTCCGTTAAAAGAACAGAGCATAAATTTCAACGAGATTCAGAAGGTGCTGGATGAAAACTAAAAAAACAATTTGGCGCGCCATATTCAACCCATGTAATTCTTGTTGTGGATCAGAAGCTGTTAAAAATCTATCGCATTTCTGGTGGTGGACGGATAATAGCTTTGAGAGTTTGCATATTCACGCCTGCCGGTGGGAGGACAGAACGTATCACCGCGTGTATCCTAGAAACATTCACGGTTATACATGTCGCAGGATTGGCATGAAAAATAGGCTTTCCGGTGAAAGACTTTTTTGGATTTACGATGAAAATTAATTAGAGGTTGGAAAATGAAACTCTTTAAATGCGAACGAGCATGGAAACACAAAGCCTGTAGGTGGTGCGGAAGGGCTGACCAGCACTTCCATAAGGAAAAACATGCTGAGGCGTATTGCGAGGCGGCCCGTAAAAAATTGAAATGCGTGGAGGTAAAAACAGATGGATAAAAAATCATGCGAGAATTGTCTAATGCAAACAGAATGCAAACGGTGTCCTTCTCGGAAGGGATGTACCTCTTTTTCCCTGACAAGGTGGCAACGCAACCCGCGCAAGTGGCTGTCAATCCTACCGGAAGAGCCAGCGTATTACTTTTATCGCAAAGACGCAAATAAGTGGAGAGTGGGAGAGGTTCTTGTGAAAGAAGGAAAATTATTCTGGAAGTCAAACAATCATGAGGTTAACGGCACTTACGAATGGCAAGGCCCGATAACACCGGAGGATTAAATGAAATGGAAAATTGAATATAACAATGATACGGGCTCCGACGATGAATCATTTTGGGAATGGTGGAGTGTAACCGATGGCGACAAAACATTTAAATGTACAAAAGAAGAAGACGCAACGTGGCTTTGTAGGTTATTAAATAATGGACAAACTAGCATTTGAATTATTTGCCAAAGCGTATCCGCATAAAGCTTACGCAAAATGGCCCAATAAATTCTTTAAGTTTTTTAGGAAATACTATCCGCTCATAACCAAACAGGAAATGGTGAAAATATTGAAACGGACAGATGCAGATCACGCCGGAAAATTGAAGGAGAAAAATGAAAACAATTGTGGTTGAAATTCCAGATAACATTTCTGTTAAAGCTGCCATGCGAGCAATCAAAGATATTATCTTTGTGAGCTTAGGTAGTATTTGCACCGTCCGCGAACTGCCCGGAGCAGGAGAGGTTCTTATCGAGCAACTTAAGGAAAAGATACACAGTTTGCGAATGTTATGCTTTGACTATAACAGTGATAAAATGGTTTTAAGTAGGCGCGTTGATGAGTTAGAAAAACTGGCACAAGTTTTTATTAAATGTGGCGACCCCAAACCGTGGAAAATAAATGAATGGAAAACGGCTAAGTTGTCCTTCGTTGATACCGTTCACGTGCCCGGCGCGGGGGAGGGGGAAAAGAGTTGTAAGAATTGCGGCGGTAACAGAGGGAGTAATGGAATGCCTTGTCTTAGATGCGGCGGGGCGGTTACCCCTTGCGATTTTTCCAACTGGCAACCCATCCCATCCGGCAATACTGAAATCAAATGGATGTGTCCCAAATGCGGATTTTATAATCCTAACATACGCTCAATTTGCGCTAAATGTGAAAATCCAAATCCCGGCAAGGTTGACCCCGCATCCGGCCCGATGCCATCCAAAACGGCCGCGCTGTTGGCCGGGTTGGAAGACGATAAGTTGGACAAAGTTGATGATAAGAACCTGTGTGTATGCCACTACCAGTCTAACCCCGAATGTCAAATCTGTAATAATCCACAATATAAAAACGAGTATTGTCTTAACTGCGGTCATCACAAATCCTGCCACTCAAAAGGATAAAATGAAATCATTTAAAACGTGGGCTTATCTTATCAATGCGGAACATGAGTTTAGAAATTTATTTCGTCTGCTTGGATTCTCTGAATGGGAAGCAGACTTAAAAGCATTTGTTTCCGCAGGAAAATTGGCCAAACATATGAGGAAATATCGAACGATGTGGAATACCTGCCACGAGCAGAGGGAGGGGTAGGAATGAAAACACGATCAGGTTACGAAACTCACATTGCTTGGGAAAAAACACGTGGCGATGAAAACGAATGCGACGCGGAAAATAAAATCGGAGAGGAAACGGAACATACATCTGAATGGTGGAACTCGTGGCTTGAACGGTCGGACTCGTGGCGCGATGAAATTGGACACGAAAAAAGGGAGGGGTAGGGATGGAAAAAGGATTGCAATATATTGGTGAAGGAATTGGTTTTGCCGGACTGTGTCTTGCGGTTGTCTGGGCTGAAATCAACGGCCATTCTCATCCCGTATTTTGGGCAATGATATTCCTGTGGATAATGTTTTTTGGACCAAAAGATAATAATAAAAAGGAGCCCAATGAACGCGAGTAATACGGAAAAATTGGTCAAGAAATGTTTTTGTCAGGCCTGTAATTGTGATCCACGTTCCAGCTCGTGCATAACCAAGACGTGTCAAATCACTAACTGGAAATCCGTCGCCCGCTCCGCCCGCCGTTTCGTGCGGCTGGAACAGGCGGAGGAACGAGAAAAATTAGCAGTACGCATTGAAAGAAACGATGCAAAGTTACGAGCAAAACCCGTCAAACTCCCGCCTCATTTTGGCGAGATAAAGATCAACGGTAAATGGACGAAGTTTTAAACGCAACAAACAGAAAGGAAGGTAGGAAGATGGGATTACTTGGAGACATATTAGCAATGCCTGTTCGTATTCTAAATATTCCAGCAAGAGCTGTTGAAAGGCTAGTTGACCCCGACAGTGAACTTGGCGCCGAGGATAACCACCTTTCTAAACCGCTGGAAAGTTTAGCAAAAGCCATTGAAGAAATTGACGAAGATTAACTAACCCCTCCAGACTAACGGGGGGGGGAGGAAGGGAGATATGAAAATTAAATTATGGAGTCGCGACTTGCCTGATTTACCCTACTTGCCCGATCTTAGAAATCGCACGGTTTCCGTCGGGAGATTCAAGGATGGGAGTTGGCTACTGAAGGGATTGTGTCAGGAAAAACGCAAGGGAAAATGGAAAAGGCAAACACAGCGAATCCGTTTTACCGATAACGCGCTGGGAAATATCATTCATTTAATCAACAAAATAGCGAAAGGAGAATTGAAATGAAAGGCAAACAAGAAATAAAATAACCCCTCCGGCCTGACCGGGGAGAAAGGGAGACATGAGATATGTAGTAATAAAAAAATGGAAGGATAACCCGCTCAATTTTCAAGTCATAGATTATTTTCAGACTTTAAAGGAAGCTGAAGATTACATAGAAAAACAGATTGCAAGAAAACAGTTTAAGTATGAAGTAATGGTATATAAATAGGAGGAATCATGAAAGGCAAACTTGACGACGGAACGCTGGTGGATATTGAGAAACCCCTGCCAATTGAGCAGGATGGGAAGTGGTGGGAATTTAATGAATTTAGAATGGCGAAAGACGAACCAGTTTTAGTACAAACAGAAAAAAGGTATAATGATTATATAATTTTTCATGTTAATTCATGGAAGGAAAACTGGATCGCCTCCGAAATCCCCCGCGCTTCCCCGGAACAACTTTCGGCAATCGGGATGCGGGAGCGGGACGGGAGGCCGAGGATGTGCAAAATAGGCGATCATGTATGGGACGGACTGAACGATAGAAAACTTTGCGACAAGGGTTCTCGTTGCGATTCTGTTTCCGCCACTAAATGTGAAAATGAAATTGGCAAATACCGTTTCATCC